TCCTCCCTTAAGTCTGCTTGGCTATCCTTATTGCCATCTAAGGCGCTTTGATAATCAGCAAACGCCTTTTGGGATTCAAGAATAGAGGCGTTAAAAGCGTCTTGCCCTGCTGCCAAGTCAGTTGTCGAGTTAAGCGCCTCTGAGATAGCTACAATGCCGCTAGGTATGTCGCCTGTTGCAAATTCAGCCAATGCTTGAAGTGATTTTAGGTAGGGTCTAATCCCCTCTTGTGCTGCCTTAAATGAGGCATTGGTTAAAGCGATAATTTGAGCCAGTGTTACCAGGGCATCGTCCAAATTAGTCAGCAGGTTGTAAAAGAAGTCGCCCGCGTCATTTGTGCCAGCTACCGTACCGGCCAGCGCCAGGAATTGCCCCCCGGCCAACTGTAGGGCGTTGATAATGTTGAAAATGTAATCAGCTATATTTTGAAGCGTACCAACATCTAGCCCGCCAAAATCAAGGCCAGAAAACAGATCAATAACATCGGCAATAGCTCGCCCGATAGTGTCAGCGAATACGATTAAATCATCTTGATTTGCCGATAGAAACTCATTTATCTTATTTGCCGCATCTTCCAGTGATTGCAAGATAGGAGTGCCGACTCTGCCGCCTAATTGCTCACCAGCAATACTGAGCCTAGAAAATGCCGTTTGAGCAGTATCAGCTAAATCCTCAAAACTTCTACCCCCCTTATCCAGTACCTGTTCAAAAGCACCCAAAAAGCCCTCAATACCTTCTTTATCAAAGGCATCTTTTAGAAGCTTTATATCATCTCTTGGTATCTCAAAGCGCCTATTGAGGCTGGTAAATGTGCCGGATAGCGCTTCTATAAGGGCAATTCTAGCCCCGATAGCGCCCTGCTCCGGGTCACTTCTGGCTAGGGCTGTAGCGATTTTAGCCACGCGTTCAAATTGGGCTAGGCTCTCGGTTTTGGGAATAAACGCGCCGGCTACTTCTGATAAGTCAAAACCAAGCTCTTTACTCTTATCCTGTATAAAGGTAAATGCCTCATCTGCTGCCTCTTGTGAGCCATCAAAGATACCGCCTAGCCGGGCCTTAAGTGTATCTACTTCCAGCGCCGTTTGTACGCTCTGCTTACCAATATCAATTAAGGCAGTAATAGCCTGTTGCCCCAGGTTGATAAAGGCAGTAGTGACAGATGAGACAATGCCGGAGACTACTCCGATCTGTACACCGCTGGCACTGGCTGATTTACCCACCGCTTGAAAGTCACTTGATGCCTTTTTAGACAGTCCGTTAATACTGGCATCAATCCGCTTTAAGGCAGCTAATATTTGCTTGTCGTCAAGTTGGGCCGTGTAAATTAAATCAGGCATATAACTTAGCCAATTCCTCTAACTTCATTGCCTCCGCCAATAGTTCCCGTTTGCGTTCTATTGGAGCGGTTTTGGCCTCTCTCGTAATGCGCTTAAGTCGGTTGTGAATTTGCAATAGTGAATCCCGTTTTACCTGTGCCGCTATAAATTCACGCCTGATGCTATCCTGCAAGGTGTTGTAATACCAGAGCAAGCCGCGTTGTTTGGTGGTAACGTGGTTTAAGCCCAGTGCGCTGTCGCGGCGATGTTGATAAAGGGCGAGTGAACCGATGAAATTAACGCTGCTTTTTTGCACCTAACCGCACCCCCCTATCAATCGCCTTAATAAATCTCGGTTGTAATTTCTTGTTTATTACCCGGCTAAAATAACGAGGCTTAAATCCAGGATGTTTAACCGACTTCCTAACTGTCACTTGCCCACCGCTAACGGAGCCAGGCCCACCGCTTTTACCTATTGGGCGCGTCTTGGGACTATAGGAGCCGGGCCCACCCCACAAAAAGCGCAATGGTTTAGCGTTAGCCTTTTTTGGTATGTCGTGAGCTACGGTTCCTTTACTATCTAAAGCTCTCCACAATTCCCCTACTGTCCAGTCGCTATTTTCAAGCTTGGTGTCTGAATTTTCAACCACTACAGATAGTGTTATTTGGGCCTGAGTTGCGCTTACCCGATAGCCAAATTCTATGTCGGTCTCAAAGTCGGCAACTACCTTTTTGCGTTCTTCAACGTGCAATCTTCCAACCGCTGCCACTTCACGCTTAATCTGATCCTGAATAAATTTGAATTGTACCGCCGCCGGGGGAGGCCGTTTAATGATACGGATAGAACCGACATTACTTGCCACTTTTAGCCCTCATTTTCCTAACTGCCTCCGCTGTCTCCAAGCTTTGCATCCATTCCCCTAGCTTGGAAGCGCATACTTTCCGGTAACGCTCTGCTATTGGCAATTCACACCACGCCGCCTCTGTCCACCCTAATTTATTGATCGTTTCTGTCTCCCATAACCGGATAGCCCACAATTTGCCGTGCCCGTCGCCTGATGTCATCAGGGCATCAAGTATCTCAAGTTTGCCGAATGTAGCCCTGAAAGGTAGTGCGGAGACAAGCCGCGACTCCCTCCTCGGTAAGTTGAGGCACAAGCGCCGCCAATTGCACCTTGTCCCAATCCTCTACCGCGACAACTCGGTTGGCATCGTCAGGTAATAAGCAGTGAGCTAAAATGTATTGCGCTATGTCGCTGACATACCCTTCATAGCTCTCAATGCGTAGCTTTTCGTGGGCCAGTGCCGCCGTGTAAGTGTCAAAATCCTGTAATTGATACCACTCAGGTGAGTTGGATTGAATTAGCTCAATAGGCATATCCGGCTTAGTGGGGGTGTAATCCAGCGCCCGTATGTCATATTCGTCATCAACTATCTGTCCAGTAGCTAGCAGAAGAGAGTACCTATAAATTCCCAAAACTTCACGACCAACATTGTCCAACTCAAACAAGCCAAGTCTACGCACTTCGCAAGGTAAATTATCAGATAGGATTACTGTAGGCATTGACTTAAAACCCGAAATAGCTTATAATAGGAGTGTCACCCAAACTAATAATCACTTATTTTATCCTGCTATCATTTTGATAGATGCCCCGGTATCATTGTTTGGGTGACAACAAACAGTGAGCGATACCGGGGCATTTTTATTGGAGTAAAACAATGTCTATAAACCTGCCTCGTTGTCTTGATTGTGGAAAAGAACTAAAACATTATAGAAGTAAAAGATGTAGATCATGTTCGAGGAAGATACCACTCGATATTAGATTTTGGAGTAAGGTTAATAAAGACGGGCCAATAGTCAGTTATGTTGGTACACCTTGTTGGATATGGATAGGCCGATGCCTCAAGGGTAAGCATAAATATGGATACTTTGATCTATGTAAAATAGATAATCGCAACATTCAAATCTATGCCCATAGATTGAGTTGGGAAATTTCAAATAACCAAACTATTCCTGCGGGCTTATACGTTCTTCATCGTTGTGACAACCCATCTTGCGTTAATCCTAGTCATCTGTTTTTAGGGACATACAAAGATAACTCGGATGACATGACGCGTAAGGGTAGAGCCGTACATGTACGAGGCGAAAAGCATGGATGTGCAAAACTAACACAAATTCAAGTGGATGAAATTAGAAGATCATGCGATACTCCAGTACAACTTGCTGAAAAATATGGTGTAATCCCTGATACAATTCATAGAATTATCAAGTATAAGTCTTGGAAGTAAATTAAGCTGCCTTACTTTGTAAACGATGAAGCACGCCACCGTCTCCACCAATTATCGCTAGATTTGCGTCTACGGGCGAGAAGTAGCCGAAATTATAACCTGAGTTTGTTACCGCTGTAACCTGTAGCCAAGTTATGCCGCCGTCAACACTCTCCCAAACAGCGCCAACTCCCCCGGTTGTGTCATCAACTACCGCACGTAGTAATTGGCTATCGCCCCCACCGGCCTTAGTGCCACCGGCGCAATTGATAACCACCACACTCTTGTTTGCCCCAAAATCCTTAAGCAAAGTCCAGCCACCGGCGTTCTGCCCCGCGTTGTCACTCAGGTAGATAGCAGTACCATTCCCGGCATAGATGCGTCCATCGTTACCCACCACCACTGATGTAAACGCCCCGCCCCCACTTGGCCCAACTTTAACGTCAAATGTGTCACTCTGCCCAAGTTCCTGCAAGATGAGGTTAGAAGCCCCCACTGCCCAAACGCTATCATCAACAGGGGAACGGGCAAAGGCGTTGATGGCAACCGAGCCGGTATAGATAGCAGAGCTAAAGCTCTCATTCTGATTTGTGCTTACGTAAATGTCACCATCAACCGCGATATAAGCCCGGTTGTAAAAGGCCCAATTATAGGCCGTAACCGCCGCCGCCCCAATCGTAACCGCCGCAGACCAGCTAGAAGTACCCTCTGCGCCCAGTGTAAAGTCACCATATTTAAGCTGGGCCGTTGCTGCATCGCTGACCACCACTACCCTGAATTGGCTCTCGTTGATAAAGTACATCGCCACAAAGAGAATGTCAGCCAATGCCGCAAAGGGATTTGTTGAGGTGATAGCCCAAGCGCCGCCGCCAGTAGTCGTATACCAGACATTAGCAAAATCACCGGGGGAGCCACTATTGCTATTTACTGCTAAATAGCCAATCTCGTCAGGCGCATAGCCGGGGAAACAGTCATTACAACCGACTACTAAATCACTCAAAAAGGCAATGCCGTTAATGGCCTGATCTTCGGCAATGGTGAGGGCCGATAAAAGGTGTTGATACAAAACCACCGTGTAAGTCCAGCTTACCTCGTAAGTGTCAAACTGGTTTACCCCGGTTGCCTCTCGACTTGGGCCGGCCCCGTCCGTTTCCTGAGTAATGGTCATCTTGCCATATTGTTTAACCCGTGTCCATGCCGGGCCATCTTTGCGCCCGCATTTGTACCAACGCTCCTGTAACGGAAAACAGCCCGTCCGGTCAAACATCTTTTTGAGGAAAGTAAATTGCCCTGTATCATCTTCCTCTACGGTTGACGTATTCAACCCACCAGGGGGTGATAAAAAGGTGAGCTTGGGTACAAACCGACCAAATTCATCAGTCCCCCAAACCACCTCCCTACCCGCACCCGGCATTGTTTTACCAGCCATCCCGTTTTTATCAATTGACAACGGTTTAGCCGCCGTGTTAGGGCCATCGGGCTGCGCCCAGAGAATTACTTTATCTTGCGTTACAAATTGAACCATTATTCAGTCTCCTGTTGATAAAGGGCAAATATCTTTTTGCCCACTTTTGCCAATATAATTTTATTAAAATCAGCTTGCCTGATTTGCACATCGGCGATGGTCAGTAACCCTGCTTCGAGTAAAGCATTGTGAATATTTCGAGCTATCTCGTTCCAGTCCAGTTGAGTGAAGTCAGGGGGTGATTGCAACAGCCCAATAGCCGGGTCGGTATCACCATCCCGTAAAAGGGATTTATGGTTATAGCCATTTCGGTCGGTAAAGGTTACGAGTTTCATCTAAGCTCCCTATGGTTTATGGTTGCTCTGGTTGCCGATGTGCCACCTATTCCGGTAACTAACAGGGTAAGTGTCCCTAAACTACGTACCGCCCCGGCTACATTGAGTGTAATCGGATAACGATTATTAAATTCACGGTTGACCGAAACAGATACAACCGCAGTTGCTGCAACATAACCTGCGGCAATGACAATAGCCGGGTTGCCTGAGATTGTGCCTGCCGTGTTATATTCAAAGGCACTGTAAGTAGTATTGACATCGTTAAATGTTACCGTGCCACTGATGGCCTGCCCTAAACACAACTCCCACAACACCGGGACGTTGCCGGTTACTAGAATTTCAATGCTCTCAACATCAAACTTTTCGCGGTTGGCAATACTATTAAAGGTAGTTTTGGGCCTGACACTCAGAATATGAGTTCTGGCCCCACTCCCCGCTGTTACCGTGCCTTCGGATGAAAATGTAAAACCGTTGTTAGTATTACTACCGCCCTCGCTTCTAACTGTTGCACAGATAAGATACATCGTGGTGCTAACTGTATCCGTGCAAGTCATTCCACAAATGATAGGTAATGAAGCTGTTTGCAGGTAGGGAAAATCTGCTTCATTAGCATGTAGAAATTCGTGACAATAAATCGTTACCCCGCCTATATTAAAGCCAACTCTGACCCGGCCCGTGTAAAGCGCTTGAAGGTCAATGACCAATATTTGGGTTTTGGTAATATCAAGAATAATACCACTTAGACCTGCTCCGTTTAGCTTGTCCAAATTCCAATCAACTTGCAAAGCTGTTTCATCACCCTCACTGGTATTACTCAGGATGCGCCAGGCGAGATTAGTCCCATCGCTGATAAAATGAATCCCGTTATTGCTCAGATCACCATAGCCCGCAAACTTGGTAACATTAGCGGTGTGTTCAATAAAGTTGGTAGTAATCAGTATTTGCTGACTATTGCCGGGCTGATAGTAAAAATGCTCATATGTTTGCATATACGCCTGGCCCCCCGTCGGCGTATTGCTAAAGGTCATCAAAGCGGCCCGTTCTACTGAGCTATGGGCAATAGTCGCTCCCGCTTCAGCTGTGATTTGCTGATACAGAAGTGGTTGCAAGTCATAGGTCAATTGAGCGTCAAAACGTGATTCCGGCTGGCTGACTCGTACTCGACCAAAGGCGTCAATTGAGGGACTATCTATCAAAAACGCCGTGACGGGTAGGGGATTGCTTTCCTGTATTGCTCTGGCCAGAGCATCAGCAATAACGACTTGGTTTACTGGCATTAAGCCACCGCCCCCATCATGGTGCTACTTGTCATGCGTCCGACTTGTTTCCAGGCGCGAATCTCGCCTATCTTTGTGCCAAAAGGATTCTCTAAATCCTGCTGACTAATCGCAAACGTACCTAATTCCCGACTACCCGTAAATGAGGCATCACGTTGTAAACTGTTTGGGCCGGGAAATGCTAGTGAATTGTTGCAGGCACAAAATGGTCGGTTTACCCGTGCCGTTGCCAACCAAGCAATAGCCTGAGCTAAGTTCCTGTCTAATGGGTCACAATTGCGCCCTGCCTTGAAGTCCTGAGAGGTGTTCCCGGCATAGTACCAGACCTTAACCATATCAGGGTCGCGGCAAAGAGATGTATAATCCGCCTGCCATTGGCCCGCGTCACTGTCGTATGTAGCCGGGGTTGGCACTACGAAAGTACCCTCTGCATTTTGAACGTGGATACAACCGTCAACCGCGTAAAGCTCACAAGCTATACAACCGCTACCCCCACAACTTGAACAGCACCAGCCGACAGGCACAATGCCCAAATTAAAAGCGTTGACCCGTTCCCAAAGTAGCTGAGATGAAACCGCTGTAAAGTCGTTGTATTCCCGATATACGTCAACCACGCTTACATAACTAGCATTAGCTTCTATGTCTATCGGTTCACTCTGGCCGGTAACGGTAAAGCGCTGTTGTAACTCTGGGTCAATAAGCTGCCAACTCCAAAAGGTAAAAATGACGTTACCACCGGTCAAGGTGATACTTCTGGGTGTGCGTACTTCCCAATCAGGATTAGCCAATTCACCGGCAAAGTAGCAATGTATCTCACATTTATCGGTTGACGCTGTAGGGGTTGTAATCGTAGCCGTTTCTTTATAGCCATCGCCGTCTGTATCTGTTCGCACTACTGCGGCATTAGCAGTAATCAGGGTTGTGGCCCGCTGTCCGCCTTGCAGGAAACCACCACGTGTTAATTGGACGCTCTTATTGGCCCCTCGGTTATCCGACATGCCAAACTCAAAAACATCACGCCGATAGTAACGTGGGTAGTTGTAAACGTCCTCCCACCACCAGGGGGCAACAGGTAAACCGATTACCTTAGCTATGTCGTTTTCGGCCTCGACAATGGCCTGAGCTATTTCCTCTCTGCTAACCTGCTGCTCATTCTGCCAGTAGAATTGATAGAAAATATCATCACACTGATTTACGAGGGGAAACACGGTTTGCCCTGCTGCTTGCCAATAAAAAGCGGGGCTAAAACTCAGGAGAGTACGATAGCGCTCCATACTCAGGGCCGTGCGAGGTAGGCCGGTTACAGCGTCCATTCGGCCTCTATCTTGCAAGTAAATTCAATAAAAAATGTCGTTATTTCAGCATCAGGATATAATAGCATGGGTTGAGGCATCCATTTTCTATTGGGTTTACAGTCCTTAAATGTGGCAACATGGCTGGCATCTCGAAGATCATCCAAACGTCCAAAATCTTTATTGTAAAACCCAAGATTAAACACTTCACTTTCAAGGCGTTTGATTAGATTGTTCTGTACTGGTAAATCAAACTCTAAAATTATCCTGTCTGGATTACCCCAAATAACGCGCCATAATCCAACCTTGCCAATGGGCAATACCTCTCTATCGTTAATCCATAAAACAGATTTCATTTTATTAAATACCATCGGCTTAATCATTGTGTCCATTTATTCACCACGATTGCACCGGCTGACAGGGCAAACGGTAGACAAACCCAGTAGGTTAAGTTAGGTTGGAAGTAGTAGGCGATTGCCAAGATAGCTCCTATCCACACTGAAAAACAAAAAACGCAACTAAACAAATCCCCAAATACATTAAGGCCATAAGGTACATCTCTGTCGTTATAGCGCACTCCTACCCAGTACCGGAAGCGATTAAACCAATCAAATGGCCCATCCTCATTAACCAGTAGTGAGGATATGCGCCAGGTTGCCAGGGTTAGGATGATTAGATTTTGCATATAAATAAAAAAAGCGGCTAAGTTTACAAGTCTTAGCCACTTGGGATAAATGATGTATTAAGTTATGTTATGTCGTTTTTACGCTGGTACTTTAGCCGGTCTACCGCGCCGCTTCTCTGGTACTAACAGCGTTGGTTCACTCAACTCCACTTTAGGCGTATCAGGGGTTTTAACCTCATTGGGTATCAACCGGAATAAGTCGGGCCGTGCCTGTTGATCGAGCCGATGTACTAAAAACCTGTCACCCTTACGCCGGGAATACCCCTTATACTCAAGTACCTTATTGGGATTAGCCGGGTCAGTTTGCCGGGTAGGACTAGATAGCTTTTGCCCGTAATTGTCACGCATAGCGGAGCCGCTAAAATCAAACTCTATCATTACAAAATCAGCGTCGTTTGAACCGGCTGCCATTTGCCCGGTCACTGTCTGCTGTTGTCGTTTTGCGCCGCAATTACAACCCACTGTTTCTAATCCTTCATACTTGAGTTTTATGTATTGTATCATGTCTTTATGTGCTTGTAAAGAGGCTTCATCTGTTACCGCACTTTTCTCTCTACGCTGCCCTTTGTGATAGGCATACATAATCAAATGTTCCGGCACTCGGTAGAAACAATGCCCAGCGCGGGCCATGCGCCAGAAGTAATCAACATCCTCCCACGTTGCCATAGTTTCATCAAATCCACCGATAGCATTATGCCAAACTTTGGGGATTAGACAGGATACTAAGCACCAGTGGTAATAAGGCATATTGGGGTTAGAGGGGTCTAGCTCTGGCTGGCGTTGGGCAAGATTAGGGTCAAAGTCGGCAGATTGGGCCTTGAAAACAGCAGTGCCTTTTTTGTGATTATAGCCAACTAGCTTATCTCCAAACTCTTTTTCAGCCGCCTCGTAATCCCATATCGCCTTGCCCAGGTAATCGCTATAAATGATGCCCTCATTAGCGTTCCACGCCTGTATGAATTTATCCAATGCGTGAGCATCGGCCAAAACGTCATCGGCGTCAAGGAAGAACAGGAGAGGCGCACGGGCCACACTTGCCCCCCAGTTACGGGCAAATCCAGCGCCCTTACCCCCACCCGTAAAGCAATCCCGTACATAGGGATAGGCTACTTTGAGCCGGTCAATCCAGCCATGAGGATCTGCCTTGTCGAACACATCAGAGACTACAATCGCTTCCCATTTGCGGAAGTGCTGCATTTCCAGGCTATCGAGCGCGTTTTGTGCTTCTAGCTCATGGCCCGGTCCAACGGGAATAATCACACTGATAGCCGGGTCATCGTATTGAGAAACGGCGTGTGAATATTTTTTGGGGGTTGCCCAAGATGCAAAAGGGTGTTTTCCATCCTTAGCCCAGGGATACATACTGAGCCAATCAATTTCTTGATAATCTGGGTTGCCAGATGCGTTACCTTGCCCCATAGAATAGTTAAATAATGGCTCGGTTGTCACCTGTTTGGCATTAAAACCAATAGAGCAAATGGCAGACCAAAATGCAGCATCTTCACTACCCGCGCCGTATGGAGCATAACGAGACTTATAGCCCCCTACACGCTGCCAGGCGTCACGCCGAAATACGCAACAGGTAGGAACTTGGTTCTGCTTGAAGGTGTAGGTTAATTGGGCATCAGGGTTAAACTTATGAGGCCATTCGCTTGGCTGACTTGTGCCATCAGGGTTATGTGTCATCAAGCCGGTGTAGGCTATACCGAGGCTTCTGTCTTGCTCTAATGCGTTGACACATACCTCTAAAAATGTTGGCTCAATAAAGTCATCTCCATCTAATGTACAGACAAAAGGCGCATCGGTTAGAGATATGCCATAATTGCGAGTAGGTGAAACATTTCCAAATTCCACCCGTTCATACCTAAAGCGCTTATCACTAGCTATTTCAGTTAAGATAATTTCACTCGAATTATCAGAACTTGAATCGTCAACAATGATACAAGATAAATTATTTATGGTTTGAGATTTGACACTATCAATAGCCCGTTTAATGGTACTTGCTTTTTGATGGCAGGGGATGACCACGCAAACCAGTGGAGGAGGTAGACTTAAATCACTCATTATGGTATAATTATCCTTGTCACAAGTTGGTAAATATTGCCGGTATAATCTATACTTAACTTACTAAGCGCTTTGTGCTGCCAACTTGTGACAAATGAGGCAATCGCACAGGGCGCTTTGTATTTTGAGGTAGAAATGAAACGATGTAGTAAGTGCAAAGAACTGAAAAACATAAGTGAATTTGGCAAAAACAAGAGTGAAAAGGATGGCCTACAGGATGCTTGTAAAAATTGCCGAAAAGCATATTATCAAATACCAAAAATAAAAACAAAGCACAATGAGACATCCAAGAAATATAAGCAATCTCAATCTGGAAAAATAACGGTTAAAAAATCATCTTCAAAAAGACGTAAGAATAACCCTGCTTGGTACAAAGCTACCAACGCAGTAAATAACGCCATTAGAGACGGAAAATTACCCAAAATATCCACATTAAAATGTAGCAATTGTCCTAATCAGGCCCATGACTATCATCATTATTTGGGGTATGGCCTTATACATTGGCTTGATGTAATTCCTGTATGCCGGAAATGTCACGTTGATATAACTCTACGGGAATCTTCATCGGCCTAACGTCCTCTGCCATTGTCAGCCGGTAAACCCCTGCCACTAACTCACAAGCCCTTTGCCAAGTCCATTGCTTGGCTAATTCCCGGCCGTTTGAACCCAGTACCTTGCGATGCTTTATGCAGTAATTTAGCCCCTCACACAGATCATCTACATCCCCCGGTTTAGCTAGATAACCGTTGACACCGTGCTGTACCAGTTGCGAGTTGCCGCCCCAGTCCCAACCGAGTACAGGGACGCCAGAGGCAAGGGATTCCAAAACGGAAATTCCAAAAGTTTCCTTGCTTGTGGACAGGTAAACGCCCGCGCCTTGAGTATAAAGCTTCATTTGCTCATAAGGTGTTTTACCGCCTGTCTCAATAATCTTGAAGTTATTGGGCCACATATTATGAGGAAGTTTGCTTAAGTTAGGCGTGGTAAAAGTAGATACAAAGGTGACATCTCTAAAGCGCGGTATGAGTATGTCAAGAATAGAGTTTGAAACTACATCACTGTTGTTGCGGTTTTTATTCCAGAGCACATAACCCTGATTGGGTTCTTTGTGCTGCCATTCATCCCAATCAACGCCATGCGGTATGACATGGGCAGGTTTACGCAAATCCCTTTTGAATGTCTCGTTGACCCACACGCTGGGTACAGTTATCTCTTTAGCGTTGCGAATTGCCTCGATAACCCGACTATTAACGTGCCATTCCCATTCATCACAGGGAACATCCCCACACCAGTACAAGCCATGACAATGACAAATTTCCGCTTCACCACCCGTTATACCTGCATGTGCTGCCCTTAAATCAAAGGTTATGGCATCAGGGTCAACTAGCTCTATTCCAAATTGGGGCAAATGTTGGAAGTATTTTCTAATGACCGTATGAATACCTGAAACGGCGCTGCCTATGTCGTTTAAGTGTGGCGTCATAAGAACTTTGATTGTCATTTTTGTTCTACCAATATTAATTTAACGTATGGTAATTCTTCCTTATCAAATACCCATACTCGATTAAGTGCAACATATTTTTTCCAATTATCATATCGTTCTAAGTGAACAATATCTGAGTTCTGAGGTAAAACATCTAGCTCAGTTTCGCCCAAATCCTCACCATTGCACTCAAAAATCACTTTAATCATTATCGCCCTTAAAGAACTTCATCAGCCTGTCAGGTTCACTTGCTGCAAAATCTTTTTGAACAGGTTGCTCCATTGTATCCTTTAATCTATCCAGGTAACTTTGCATCGCATTGATATTAAATAATCCTTCAATGTATACCCTTACAGCTAAAAACAAAGGCGACAAGTCGTTATTATTTCTCAACTCAGGATACATTTTGAACATATCAACCTGCGATTCACCCTCAATAGCCCTTTGAAGTTCATAGATTGTATTATACTCCGGCGGACTTAGCTCCACGATATAGTTACCATCTGTTGATCGTCCAATGTCTTTCATAACTCTACCCCTACCTGTTTACTCTCTGATTTTATAGGTTCAAAGTTTCCGCATTGCCCATTATGCCGAATGAATATAGATTTTAGACTACAAAATGCTGACTTGTCACTATAGTCATTACTGTTGAGCATATTGAATCTAAACCTACATTGGCGCAAGTTACCTTGACAATTTGATCGAAGTCCAAGAGTATTCTTATGTCATTTAGTGCTGCCATCTACCCCCACCTGATAAAACGCATTTTCTTGATACGGATGCGCGTAAAATAGCCAATCAATCCCCACCGTTGCCCCGGCAAACTGTTGGAACCACGTCGCATTGTCTACCCCCTCGTATTCATAACTAGAGGCGAATAGATACTCTTTTGCTGCCACTTGTGACAATAATCTTTCTCGCTCTGGTATTGGCATCTCGCTTAGAGAATGTGAAGCGATAAGCAAATCACAGGATTGAGGCAATGAATCCCATTGTATGATACCCTGTCCTTTTACGTCTTTGGTTGTTTCAGTTAAATAATAACGCTGGATTGTCTCAAGTTCCGGCAAGTCAACGATATGATACAATCCCCTAAACCCTAGCCGGTAAATTATCAAGGCCATTGCCCCGTAACCCGCGCCTATCTCGACAATCGTATGTATCTGGGTTATATCCTGCTTAGTCCGGTCTAGCCATTGTTTAAGATGATAAGCTTGATGGATTAAATTAGTACAGCTTGCATATCCATTCCCGGAATGAAGTGTATCACGACTAAATCCATCCCACCTAACTGGCATCATCCACTTATTCCAGTCTGTAGCCAATTCGTTATACTCAGGTGTGACATGTGGCGCATTGCCGACAAACATAGTCGCCTGGATCGTTGACCACTGTAGGAAGTTATCTAGGCTTTCATTAGCGAGATGCGCTCTGAGTGATTGCCGGTAATTATCCCAATTTGTCATTATATCCTAATTTCTCCATCATCCATCCAAATTCATTCCAAATTTGCTCATTCATTGCAGGCGTAAAATAATTGCGCCAGTTACCGACAATGCCAGTATGTATATTTTGCCGGCGTAGTTCGGCTTCATTGTCACCTATTTCAGCCTTACGAGTAGCAAAGGATTGACGTTTGATCGCCTGAATAAGCCTGTTATCTTCATACTGTACATCAATTCGTCTCAAGGCGCGTTGGATCCAAAATTGAGGGTAATCTAATAATCGCTCATAGGTCATTATGGTCATTCTACGATTGCCCAGATAATACCACTTCTCGCAATATTCATCCCACCGACCACAGCCGGCCACGTCACCCCGTATCATTCGCTCTAAAAACACCTCATTGCTTACCTGCCAATGATACGCCCCGCTTACGCAGATAGCACGCGGGTCACGCACCAAAAAGATTATTTTTTCATCGGTTAATTGTTTCCAGGCTAATTGATGCGCTTGCGGCACAAGCGCCCCCGCATCATCGTCTATTAAAGTGAAATGCCCGCGCCGAATAAGGTAAGGCCCAGGGCGCTTCCTGGTTACAATCCCAATCTCTGCCGGGGTAGATTCAATTGTAGATGAATTGAGCGCGTCACCCAATAGATTAGTAAGCCAAGTTGAGCCACTTTTGGGATAGGCGCTTATTATGATCTCAGGTTTTGGCTTAATTGTTCACAACCTTATATTTTATCGTCAACATATATATTAGCCTCATCTTTATGCACCCATTGATAACCCGCAAATGTAGCCCACTCTAATTGCATCCTAATTTCTAATGGCGTATCGGGATTTGTCATCAACTCAAATACTTCTCTGGATGCGATATGAGTACGCCTATATTCCCAATCGGGACTTTTCATCTTTTCTTCTTCATCTTTGGCATGTTTTATCATCTGCTCTTGTATACGCCGAAATGTATCAATAAGACTAGGCGGTTCTTTATTTGAATCATAATCAAAGTTCACAAGAGTAGTGTCATCCATTGGAATAATCCTCTTTTAATCGCCTCAATCCATCCTCAGTAATCACAAAGCTGATTAAGGTATCAACGTGCAAAGCTACCTCGAAATAAGGGCACAGGAATTTACGCACCGCCCTATCTACACCCGGCCAGGGTAACGGGTGCATAACCTTACCAGTTAGTTGACCACTGGCATACACCCGCTTCTTATCAAAGTCGTGTACTGCCATAATGCCACCGGGTTTAATGTTGGGCAACCAGGCCAGTATGTCACCTTTTGCGCCTCGGTAGGAATGTGAGCCATCTATGAATACCATATCCACTAAATGTTTGTTTTGACCCCAAAGTCTAACCTCAAAATCAAACAATGGGGGTTTTTGCCACATCAAACCAATAGCTTTGCTATCACCCTGCATTTGAAAAAAACGATTATTACTGTATAGCCTTGTTTCTGGAAATGCCTTGTTGATTATTCTTTGTTCGGCTACTAAACAGCCAAATGGGCTATCATCTCTTTGTATATCAATAGTCCATAGTTTCAAATCCGGTCTACTCTCCATAAATGCCAGTCCGCTAGTGCCCGCGCCCGCGCCTAAATTTATAACCGTAGGATTATCAGGGAGTAACTTTGCTAGTTCCTTCAATGATCTTAATTCATTTTCTGTTAAGTACCCAAAAGCTTGCTGTAAAGTGTCTGATGAATGTATCATTTGTGCCATCGGTTCATTTGTGATATACTATAAAAAGGAGATAAAGTAAATATGGAAGAAATTTGGAGAGATATTATTGAATATGAAGGACTATACCAAGTATCGAATCTAGGCAATGTAAAAAGTATTGTTGGCATTAGAATAGATAGTAGAAGTAGAATATACAAGTTACCTCTAAAGGTACTTAAATCACAGTACGATAGATATGGTTATCTTCATGTTAGTTTATATAGACAGAAAAAGGTTAAGCATAAATTGATACATCGTTTGGTACTTGAGGCATTTATTGGTAATTGTCCTAAAGGAAACTATGCTAATCACAAAGACGGCAATCGAGCGAATAATAAATTAAATAACCTTGAATGGTGTACTCCAAGTGAAAACAACTTACATGCCTTTAGAGTATTAAATAGAAAACCAGTTTATGTATGTGGTATAAAAAACGCCAATGCCAAATTAACTGATGATAAAATACGATATGCAAAAGAACTAAGACAAAAAGGATTTACCTTCCAGAAAATAGCAGATGAACTAGGCATTGCAAAGTCACACGCTAAACGAATAATTGATGGTAAGTCTTGGGGGCATATTTTATAATCTGGCAACATCTGAACAAGCTGTTTTAACGTTGCTAATTCAGCCTCGGTAAGATAGCCAAAAGCGGCTTGTAAATCAGCACTAGTTTGAGGCATAAAACTCCCTCACCTTATCGCAAATAAAACTGACATTATCATCTGTCAACCCACAGTGAAGCGGTAGCAATAGCGTCTCGCGCGCCGCCCGTTCTGCATTGGGTAAGCTATCGGGTAGATTGTAGGCCCAATGTAGGGGGTAATAGCGGAAGGTGCAATAAATCGAGTTGGCCTTGAGATAAGCGGCTAATTCATCACGCTTGGGGGTTTGTATCCAGTAGAAGTAAAGCGATGTTCTTTTATTTGTTCCCCAAAGCCATATGTCCGGTTGCTTTATCTGGTTCATATTCTCAAATTGATTACGATAATGAGCGCAAATATCACGCCGTCTTTCGATAAATTGGGGCAACTTCTTCAACTGTTCTAACCCCATTGCCGCTGCTATGTCATTCATCACTGACCGTCTAGCCCCGGCAATGTCTACCCCAAATTCCCACCACCTATCCTTGTTGCTATTTAGCCCGCTTGCTTCACTTGTGCCTAGATAAATCTGCTTTCTAGCTCTAGTGGCTAACTCAGTATCCTTAAGCCACAGCATGCCACCGTCGCCAGTGCTGATGATCTTCATCGCATCAAATGACCATACGCCAATGTCACCAAACGTGCCAACCGCTTGACCGTTGAAAGTCGAGGCCGGCGCATTGGCCGCATCCTCTATTAAGCGTATGCCGGGATGATAGCTCAGCAGGCTAGTTATCTCTGCCATACCACAAGGTACACCGCCATAATGATTGAGGATAAGCGCCTTAGTTTTGTTGGTTATCTTTGCCTGAATATGATCTGCCGTTACGTTTAACGTCCTGCTATTCACGTCGCAAAATACCGGAGTAGCCCCGGCTGCTATCACCGCTTGAGCTGCCCCCACAAAATGAATAGTCGGGATAATCACCTCATCACCCGGCCCAATGCCTAATAATGCTACCGCTTGAAATAGCGCCTCAGTACAAGAGTTGATTGAGACAACATTAGCCGGGTTAGAGCCGATATGCGAGGCCCATGCCGCTTCAAATTCGTCAACCTTTGGGCCTTTGCCAATCCAGCCAGATTGAAAGCTATCGGCAATAGCCAGGAGTTCATCTTGTCCAGGCGAAGGAGAGAAAACAGGTATCATCTCACTTGGTCTCTAATTTCTATTGGCACATCTAATAACCAATTGAGTAAATCAATCAACTCTGCCATATGAGTTACCTTTTTCTCATAGATTGATAATTGCTCAGGTTTTAGATTGTCAAAATCAAATTTACCACCCAATTCATCACTTATCTTTTCATTCATAACCTCTGCTATCCAAGAGGGGCGTAAGCAATAAAGTATATCTATGTCTGTTAAGTTTTGGTCATCAATAACGATATGAGCAAACGAATATCCAGTAGTCCAATCCCATTTAGTTATTTCATCTATTGCCTTTGTAACATCTTCAACCGTAGCCAATTCTGGCTTGGAACGTTGAAAAAGGTTGCTCATTCAAACTCCCTCAACACATTCAAGTATAGCCAATCCTCAGTAATGGCATAATCCTTTACGGTTAGTAGGTTCATGTAAATAGCCGGTAATTGTTTAACCCATTGTCCCGCCGATAACCCACCGAGTATCTTTTGTAACCTATCTACCGTATCAAATTGCAAGATACCTGCTGGCTCAAAGAACCTATGGATATTAGGCGCTCCCCAGAATATGGGTATTGTGCCAAGCGCAAAGCAGTCGAGTAACCATTCGGTAAACAGGTTATCTTCTCTACACGTTTCAATTGCTAGGCTAAAGCAGTAATCGCCCAGGAGTAGCTTTTTAACGTCCTGCCCATAACCTACCTTTTGCCCGCCTATACCATAAATATCAACATTGTAACCCTGTTCTTTAATCATCTCGGCTATTTCGTGGCGTATCCTGTGGCCTTCGGTAGTCATCTTGTTACCGATGAGCATAGAGCAGAGTTTGGTTTTGGGTTTGATACCCCAGTCGGATTTATCAATCCAAGTACCACCGTAGGGGCAAAACTTAAACTTACTATCAAATTCCCACAAATCAGTAATAGTCTTATAAGTTAAAATCAAATCAAATTTATCTCTATTGAATAACACATTGTGATATGTCTCAGGGTGCAAACAATAAGGCTCATGTAACCACCCGATTTTATACCGACTTTGCACCCTATCCACTATAGGGTTGTTGATCCATTCATCAGTGAAGATTGTCACGCCATCAAATGCGGATAAATCTCTAACCCATTGGATATATTGCGAGGTTTGATATGCTGTTGAAAAGCTATCGTGCCGGAAATTATCGTCAAACAAGTTACACAGCATCATTAACCCTATTCAAGGTCAATCCATTAAATGTTAAGCTATCCATGCCGTTTGGATCATCCAAAACCACAAACGATGCCCCATTACGATAAGTATTATTGGCTGGTAGTCTTAAAATCAATCCAATCCTACCGCTAGGGAGAAATATTGTACCAATACTAAGCTCAATAAAATTATTTGAATTGACAATAGCATTAAATCCATCTGGATTAAACTTTATAATTAAAGTTTCTTCGGGCTGTACCTCTATGGATACAATTTTGTTATCTGTTATAATTTTAGACATTATGCCTCAACCTCTTTTTACTCCGCTTACCCTTTTCAATTTGCCTGTCCAATGAGTGATACATAGCCACCAAAAGCCCTAGCATCATTGTTTTAGTGGTACTCTCCTGCTGGTGCATTTCGTAGACAAAGCGGTATAGCTCTGGGTTAGCTGCTGCCATTTGCATGAACAGTTTGTCACTACCCTGCATGGCATCTTCACCTACCTCGCGGATTGTTTCAATCGTTACAACGGGCAAGTTAGTCATTCCGCGTCTCCTGTATTTTTCTAAAACTAGCACGGCTGTACAAAATAACCGGGTCAGTCCACAAATTGCTAATCCCCGGGAACCCCAATAATTGACGCTGGCTGAACCAAAGCTCTACCGTGATTGTGTTATTTGGCCGGGGTACATTCCCCGCCGCTATCACATCACAACTATGCTTTTGTTGCAGCCGGCCCAGTTCGGCACCCATCAGTGCATAATTCAACTGGGTTTGGACCGCTGCCGTGGCCGGGAAAGTCCATGTAAAAGTGGGTACTTCCAGGGGAGTCGTGATCGTAAAGGGCAAAGTGCAGGCCGATTCAGCTTCGATATAGCTGATTATCATGGCCCCGGTTGCCTCGTTGTAATCTATCTGACTTGATATGCTTTCAAGGGTATGCGTCCAGACGCTTTGATAATTGGGGTTAGATGAGCGAAAGTCCAAGTAATTCTGCCTAACTGCAAAACGAGCCGCTTCTCTACTGGCATTGGTGAGGATTAGGTAAGCGCGTAAAACCCAACCTAGCTCTAAAACCCCAATAAGCAGGAATACGATAATTGAGAATATTAGAGCGCTTTCGACAAGTGCTTGGCCACTCGGTTGAAATGGGGGAGGCTTGGGACGTGGGTTTTTTGCCTCATATTGCGTATCGTATTCAGCTTCAAACTTTTCAAGCGCAATGGCATAATCATCACTTGACTTTTGTTCCCATTTCCTATTGGCCTTATCAAATGCCGCCCATTCTTCCATGTGTACCGGACAAGCCCAAAGCATAAAGCCAAATCCTACCCGATAACCTTCATTAGCAATTCTTATATTGTTACATCCTAAAGTACAGCAGCGTCGTTTCACAACTTTATCCTGTCGCACAAATCCAGCCTTAGTATGATTAGTTTGGGCTTAGGCGTACTGGCAGTAAATTCTACTGCCTCCTTTACTTTTCTTGTTTCTATAGAGTATTCACCAATAATTACAGTGATATTATAAATTGGCTTGTTTTCATCTGGATTACCATTTTCATCTAATTCGTATCTCAAAACAGGGTTAGCCAAGATATATGCTGTACCTTCATATTCAAATACTTTTATATCTTGTTCAGTAAAGGTAACAAGGGTCTTACACATCCGATTTTTAATTCGTTCGATAGAAGTTCGTATCTCGGAGGTATAATTCTCAGGCTCAATCAATCGCTCTGTCACAATAACCCCACCAAATGAAGATGCCAGAATAGCCACCAAATAACCGGAGTACCCAAAAGCGCAATGACAACACCATACCAGCCGCGCCGGTCAGCCTCGTTTAATTCAGCTTCTTTATATTTGTAATGGTCTGCAACGGATTCAGTTATGATGTGCTGTGGCATTTTGCTTAGCCTTCATTTTACCCTTACGCCATCCCATATAAAACGCATCGAGAATTAGTCTGAGTAGTTTTACCATCCGATTGAGTACCAATTCTGCAAATCGGGAAGATGGCCTAACTCGATATGTTGCCAATTAAAGTCTTTTGCCATAGATGTTGCCATAGCAAACTGCTTAAACCATTCGACATTATTCCACTGTTCCCATTGCCCACTATAAAGAAAAAGATAGCTATTAGCCCGTACTATCAAAGCATCTCGCTTACTTGGCTCAACTTCACTCAAGCTATACAGCGCCATGAGCAAGTCAACGTCTTTCGGCTTGCGCTTGGGATTCCAACTCACCTTATCAAGCAATCCAAACTGTGATAAGTAATACTCTTGCAACAGGCTAAATTCCGGCAAGTCGTAAATGATATACTTGCCACCAAAACCTAGCCGGTGACACAACAAGGCCATTGCCCCGTAGCCACCGCCAAACTCAACAATGGTATCAAGTTGGTTAATGCGCTTGCCGCTTGCCTGTTCCCATTGTTGAATGTGATAAGCCTGGTGGATAAGGTTCATTGAAAACTGAGTGCTAAAATTAGACGTTGAGAAATAATCATCTGGGCCAAAATGTGGCACCAAAACAGGGTTGTGATACCCCTCGGTTAGTTGGCTAAATTCGTATTGTATCGCTTGTGTCCAGTGATTAACTAGCATCGTATGGTACACGCAGGACCATTCCCAAAACCGCTTAGGGTTATCGCCGTTTGTAACATGCTGCCATAGGTTAAGTCGCCAGGCGTCCCAAAACGGGGGCTTAAGTGTTGTCTCTGGTTTAGGCAGTTGCGACATACGATAGGCGAATTGGTTAGCGTCCATTATAATACTCTCTAACCGACTGAATAACATAATCTAAATCATCTTGGGTTAAGTCCTGATGCAAGCCCCAATATACCCCGTGATTATTCATAGACTTAGCTCTGGGATAATCAGCCTCGTTAAATAATCCTTTATAAACCGGCTGATTAGTTAATGGTACTGTGTCTCTAACCCCTATGCCTTTTTGGGTTAGATAGTCCATTAACCCTTGCTTAGGTTCTGTCATGGTGGCAATGGGAAACATCATGGGCGTAAATGATACATTAGGCCGAACTTGAGGCAATCTAATTTTATCTAGTCCTGATAGCTTATCTATAAAATATTGATGATTAAATTGGCGCTTGGTTTTAATGTCTTGCCAGTTATCTAATTGAGCCAACCCCAAAGCGGATTCAAGTTCTGTTATTCTCAGGCTATGGCCGATTGAATCAAAGACAAAATACCTCGATAGCATCATTGGGTCAAACTCATCGCTTGCAGACAAGTGCTTATAGGACAGGCCGTGATTTGAGAGACTTCTAAGCATAATGGCATAATCACGGTTGTTAGTAAGCGATATACCTCCCACGCCAGTTGTGATGATATGGGCCATATAAAACGAATGACAACCTATGCCATCCCAAGAGCTAATAGACTTGTTCTCCTGAGTAGCAAAAGCCGCTTCGCAACTATCCTCTATGATTTTTAGATTGTACTTGTCTGCTATCGCCTTAATAGTTGTCATATCGCACGGTTGCCCGAATAAATGAACCGGCATAATAGCTCTGGTTTTAGGGGTTATGGCCCGTTCTATTAAATCGGGGTCAATACAATAGGTACCATCTATATCCACCAAAACAGGTTTAAGGCGATTTTGAATAATGGTATTTACGCTGGCTACAAAGGTTAAAGCAGGACACAATACCTCATCTCCCTTTTGCCAGCCGTGTACCTTTTTAAGCGTTTGCAGGGCAACGAGTAATGAGCTAGTGCCACTGTTTGACAGCACTCCATACTCACAGCCATGCATGGCGGCAAAGCGCTTCTCAAACTCCTGAGAAAGAGGCCCATAAGAAATTCTGCCTGAGCGTAGCACCTGATTTACCAGGTTAAACATTTCGGGGGTTGCGTTGAATGTGCCAAGCGTGACTTGTCTCATCGTAGATACCCCAACTCTTTCAACTCCGCTAAATCACCAGGGGCAAGCGATGGCAGGCCGGTCATCACATCCTGATTCCAATCACCCCTTTGAATGACGTTTGCGTGTTTAAGTGGCGCTTGACGTGTGCCCAGCACAAGCAATTCATCACCATACTGACTTAACCGGCTTGTACCATTTAGCTCTATTTGCTGTGCTGTCTCTCCGAATACCAATACCTTTTTGAGTAAATCACGCCGCCACAATCCACTCCATAAGCTCATATGATAAGGTGAGCCGTGATCGGATTTAATCAAATCAAGATAGCCCAGTGTATCATAGGTGTGATAGCCGAATAAATACTTGCCCCCGCCATCGGCAAAGAGACGGTCAGTTGTTACGTCAAACTTAACCACGTAACGGAATTGGCCCATATAATCATAACACATCTTGATAGCATTGGTATCAACTTGCCGGGTAAGCAGGTAGTCATCTAACAGCAGTAAGAATACCTCATCGGCTACATTGTTGAGTACCTTGATGAGCGCATCACTCCAGCGTTGGGCCGGGTAATCATCCTGATTGCCAATGGAGTAAAAGTTGAAATAGGGGAGTTTAGGGTCAGTATAGCCGCAGACTAAAACAGGAGCATCATAAGCCGGTTGAAAATACTTGTGCCATTGGTGAGCAAAGGCCGGCAAGCAATGACTGCCCTTATCGGAGGTTATGACTATGGTTTGCATACCACCTCGCCAAAAACAAAAGCCCCGCAGTTACAAGGTTCACTCGTTGCGGGGTTAGGGTTATTCCAATGATGTCGGTTATTACAAAGTTGAGTTGAATCAGTTCTGTAAAAGAGTTGATGTGTAGTACGGATTTGATCTAGTATTTTAATGATATAACTATTCGTAGAGATATTGTTGCCTTTTGCTTCTCTCTCAAGCCAAAACATTAAATTATCTGGAAGACGTATTGACATAGCCCTATAGGTTACAGCTCTTTTACGTTGCCCAGTATTTCCACCCTGGCCGCCATCAGTAAAGTTAGTTAAATTGTGGCTATTCTCTCTGTAAAAAGCAATCCATTTCTTTTCGGCTTCTACCCAATTATCAGAATTAACTTCTTCTAAGATTTCTAATCTTGGACATTTCCCTTGTCTGATTAATGATTGCACCCATCGGCTTTTGTGGCTTTGTTTATTATGATACCCGCAAATATGGCTCTTGTATCGCATGTGGGGATTGTCGGATTTACCAACGTATCTAACTTCGTTGGTATCTGGACATATTAAAGCATAGATAAATGTTCTTTCACTCAATGGTTATTCCCTGCTTTTCTATTTCTTGCAAAACGAGGCGATGTAACAAGTCTACTAAGGGCATATCACAGTGAGCCGCAAGTATCTTCGCTAATCGCCTCGTTACCTTCCATATTTTTATAGTAGTGAGTGAACCTTTATCCATTGTTGTAATTATACATCTTTTTACTTTTCACGTCAACCCAACAAAAAAGAGGCTGATAATCTCAGCCTCTTTTGAGCTAAATTGATAAAGGTTACGATTCCCAAACCGCCTGTAAGTTCTGAGCGGGCCGGGTTGAAACCCCTCCATTTACGAGGTACGGAGACGATGCCGTTGACCCTCGCAGGTGTTGCAGCGGGCTGTACAGAATGTTGTCAATTCGTCCTGCTAATGCCGGAGTACGCAGTACAATGCGCCGCTCTGTTTTAGCACTCAACTTGGTACACCATTTGATAATCGGGTCAAGCGCCCAGCTAAATGAGCCGCCGTCAGTCCACCACGTTTGATGGCCCATTAGCGCCTGAATCTGTTGCATCCCGATGCGATAATCCTTGTACTCAAGATAAGTGACCGGGAAACCGCCGTTGATTGTCAGCGGAACCATATAGATACTACCCGCATAACTGCCTGCCGGGATGTTAGCATTATCACCGTTGACTTGCTCGTTGACGCCATCGTCAACGATAACCGGGTAAATGCGTCCATTGATGGCAACCGTCATTTGCTGGCGCATCGCATCCATATCCTCGCGCATGGAGCGCCCGTCAAGATTGAGCCGGGTATTACCAACGGTCAGCAGTTCAGCGCCTCTATTGGTATTGTAGGCAATGGGCCAGGCCGCCGTAAATTCTGCCCACAAGTTGGGATTCATTACCACTACCCATTCAACCGGGTCAAGGCCCATTCGAGTAGCATTAAAACGCAGGTAGTATTCCAACATTGACAGATACCAGACGATATTGGGGGTATTGTTGGCATTATTGCTAAACAGCGATTGGTAGTTATAGTTTTTTACATCACTATCAGCTGCTGGGCAGGCTGTACCTGATTGGGCGTCAATAATGCCGGTGGTGATCTGGCTATCAAGGCCGGGGTACTCTTTGTAACCGCCGCCCGCCGTATTGTTAGCAGGGGAACCTTGCCAGTTTTGCTCAGTCAAGCCCATCTGATTAGTTGAGCCACGTGCCATTAACATACCGACTTTGACCATCTCGGAGTAGTAGACAATCCATTCCATTTGTTGCGCCGATAAGTCACGGGGGTAGTCAGCTTCACTCAAGCCGAGTAAGCGCCCGCGCAGGCGTAGATCGGTATTGACGCCAGCGTTAAGTGTAGTAAAGATTTGGTCAAATTCAATCGTGGCTGTATCGAACTGTAACCGGCCCAGTTGGAAGAACAGGTTACACGCCTTGAGATAGCCGGTGGGGGCATCGCTACAGGGATTAGCAACCGCCGCCGCCCCGTCATCCTGAATACCAGTGATTAAACCGAGTACAGGCTGTTCAATGATCGTCGGGAACATATGCCCACGTCGGGCTAATTCACCTGAGATGCCATCGGGCCGGACATAGGTGCTGATGATATTGGCATCAAGGCCGAATACGGCGAATAGGCCAGTATCACCAAACAGGAGTTGAGCCGTGTTGGTAGTGGCGGCTGTTTTTTCGTGAGTACCTTTAACCTGAGTGAACGCCTGGTACATTGCCAGGAACTCTTGAAACTCTTTCGTATTCATGTCCATTATCGCACCACCCCGCGCTGGTCATACCACGCTTGATTGACGTTGACAAACTGCTCAGCAAACCCAGCGCCAAGTTGAGGCTCAGGCTTAGTTTCCTTTGGCCCGTCCTTTGCCTCTGCCGTGCGCCCGTCTACCTTTGCTTCTGGTTTGCCAACTACTGACATTGATTTGAGAAGGGCCACAAGGTCATAGCTCTCTTCTTCCTTTTCCTCGACTACCGGCTTTGTTTCCAGCGCCTTAAGGCGAGTGTCAACCGCTACAAACATTTCCTTGATGGCATCGGTGAAACTTGCCAGGTCTTTGACCGTCAACGCCTGGGTTGCTTCCTTCTTTTCAATGCCGGCTTCATCGGCCTCTTTAGCCTTATCAGCCAAAGTTGCCTCAATCTGTTGGACTTTATCCTCTCCAAATGCTTTGACAAATTCATCACGTTTGTGAGCAGGTAAGCCCTTTTCTACTTCGCTCATACTGGACTCCTTGTGAATAATGCTAAATGCTAATTTATTGGCCGCTGCCCACAAAGGCAGAAACGTTATTTCTTTGGTTCTGTGACGAATGATAATTGTCGGGTCGGCCTCATCCCGCTTAATCCATTCGTTTGGCATACCGTGCGAATTTTTATCCCACCCGGCTTTGACAATGCCCTCTGCTGCCCACTCCATACCAGGGTAGAAATGCCCAGCCGCCACAGGGAAGCCGGTGCTTTCATCAAAAGCGTGATAATCGGTAATACCCACTGCGTAAGGCACGTGCCACAGCCACGCTTCCGGCATGTCCCACTCGCCTTTGTGCAAAGCTTCATCAAACTCTTTGTGGGATTCCGTGCTGATAATTTCAGGGGGGTTGTCACTGTCACGCCGGTTATTGGAGTATGCCGCAAGCCATCTATAGATATCGCCCTCTTTCCAGATATACAGCGATTGCGTATCAGGTTGATTGCCACTATCCCCGCCGGGGTTGTCCTGCTGTTTAACGGGTTGATTGTCGCCTGCTATCTGTTTAATAAGCGTTGCCGCTTTATCCTCGGTCATTTCCTCTTGAATACGAGTGCCAACTAAGGCCGCGTATTCATTAGCCAGGGCCACCAAAGCGCCGGCCTTGTCATCAGTATCGCTGTTCATAATGTTGCGTGACAAGCGCCCAAATTGATCGGTAAGCTCATACATCTCGTATTGCGCTTCGCGGGCTGCCTGTTCTGCCGCCAAGTCAGCAAAGGAGAGAGGGCCATGATCCATACCGTCAACCATTACAACGGGAACAGGATCGCCATAGTAGTCTTTGGTGGTTTCCTCCGTTACCGCCTCGTCCTCGATTAAGTCCAGTTCCTTTTTGGGCTTATTTTCATTAGCCATTAAAGCAGCAATTTGCCTTTGAGCCGCTTTATCATCAGGGTGTAATCCCAATCGCTTGCCTACTTTCTTTTTATCAGGGCCAACTTTATAGACAGCAACCTTACCATCTTCAGGGAATTTACCGTATGGCATCGTTTTAATCCTTTGCCGGGAAACAAAAAACCAATTATGAAAAACCCATAATTGGTTTGAATAAATAAGTTATTTAATTGTGAGTGGCCTTGACCCCAACTAACCTGACCAGGGGGTGCTACGAAATGTCAGGCTTGCCCCGGCTACCACACCACTCTTGGCCGGCCTAGAATGATTATGATAGATTTGACTCTATCGTAATCTATTGCTAATGATTATATGCGAAGTTGTACACTATGTCAATAGAGTGTACTAAAGTGACGAATATAACTCCAATAACGTCTTAGCCCTTGCGCCTGGCTCGACATTGCTACTCTCTACAATCCACGTTAAGGGGTTGCCCTCACAATCTACCAATAGTGAGACGCTAATGGCTACTACCGCTTGCGCCTGTGTCCCATTCAGGTGTTGATTTTTCAACCGTTGCCCTGTTTCAAGTCGTATGCGGTTTACCAGTTTATCCCACTCGGTTATCACTTTTTCTTTTTACCCTTACCACAGCCACCCGGCCCACGTAAGGCCGGAGGTCTACCCTTTGTTATTGGCAAATCGGTTGGCTTGCGTTGACACTTGCAATGACCACCGAAGCACGCTAATTTTGGAGATTGGGTCTCGATGCCATACTTAGCCCATATCGAATTTCGATATACCCGCCCATTCATACGAAGGCAGTCACAGCAGTGCTCACCCCCGTCAATTATCCACAATTCCTTGAGGTCTTTACAGGCCATCTCACGTGCTATCGTTTCAATGTAAGTATAGCGGGCAATCCACTCTTGCGCCCTTGCTTTAATCATCTCGAATGGTGCGCCGGATGCCTTATTATGGGCTACAATCCATTCAATATACCGCCCGACATACTGATAGTTGTCACCAATGAGCCGGGTAAGTTCGGCGCTCTCTTCCTCGGTGCGCTCATCTGCCTTGATTCCACAAGCCTTTTGACCCTCAGTAAAAGCCTGTTCGTATCCCCGGCCTACTGCGCTGAATAGGGCATCAGCACCCTCGAATGAGGTTAGAGTGCCGGTATACACGCCCCGGCTTAGAGCCATAACTGAGGCTCGAAAGGTAGAGAGCGATTTATCTAACAATGCCCACCTTGCGTATCAATCCAGTATAAGGTGTAAGGGTCAAACCACCACCGAATCCAGTAAGCTTCATAGCCAAAAATAACCCCCCAATAACTGACAATTGGGTTAAATGGTAACTTCCATCTAGTCCAGTGATGATCGGTATAACCAAAGTTTGGGTAAGGATGCTCCTTATCCTGCTTAAGTTTATCCACTAGCGATTAAGAAACGTGATAACTTGCTCTGCCCCAGCGAGTAGAAAAGCCAACATACCAGCAAAGAACATTAACCGGCCTACCTCTGCCCACATTGCACCACGTGGACTTGGGGTATTGATAATGTATAGTATCAATCCACCAACCAATACGAGTACGGGTAATAAAACTACCATTGCAAAATCCTCCTTATGATAACTCTGATAACGCTTCAATCATAGCTCTACGGGCTAGGTTTACACCATGCCAATACTTTTAATAGGCGTCACATCACCTCTAATTCCTCTTGCTTAGGCGCTGGTTTATCCGGCTTCGCTTCATCAGTTTCAACATCTGCCCCTAGCACATCCTCACTCGCCATATCCTGCTCAACTTGCTCTGCTATCTTCGCCCCCTCGTAAAGCGCCTTGAGTGCGATAAGTGCCGCAAACGCCTGTTTAGCAAGATCAAACTCTTTTGGCCGTTCTGGACTGGCAAGCGTAGCCCGTAACTCAATCTCTTTGTCGGCTATCATCTCCAAAACGAAGTCTTTATCATTCGCCGCCGGATTGAGTATGTCGCCTACTGAGATAGCTAACATCTCTTGCATCATTGGGTCAGTTGAGTAAAACAGGTTAAGCACATCCTGCCCATCTGGTAAACGACCATCGGCTAATTCCATATCATCGAACTGCTGTTCGGTTATGTCGCCCACATCAAGCGCCTGTAATCGGGTAGTGCGAATATCGGTTATGCCGCTGCCCAGGTTAGCCGTGTAAACCTCTGAGCGTAATTTTCTAATCTCAGCCTGGCTCCTGTCCTGCTCATCATCCTGATAATCGAATATCACCTCGCAATAGGGTGGTACTGGCTTGCCTAAAACATCGGCTAACTTGTCACCCCCTAATAGCGATTTAAGTATCATTATGAGATGGCCTACACCCCCACCCATGCCAGCTACGTGCTGGAACATGGCATCGGCCTTAGTTGCGCCGGTTGACGTTGCGGGCCATAACCAGCGTGGGGGGATGTTGAGCGCCAGGGCAATGAGGAACATACCCAGAGTGATTGAGCGCTCCTTATCTTCGCCCATTAGAGCCGCGTGTAAGTCCTGCACATCTATTTCAATAGCGTTAGCCGGGGATGGCTTAACGTCCTTAGAGCCGATAATCACATTCTTGGAATAGCGCCTTAATCCCTGATTATCCATAACCAAATCGGCCTGACTAAAAGCGCTGGCTATCTCACTAGCCGTTATGCCGGATTTACCGATAATAATACGACGTTTGGGCCGGCTGCCTAATTCCTCTTGTTCTGCTATGGCTATATCCCAGAGGTGTTGAGCCGTGTGTATCATCCGGCTTAAAGCACAAAATCCAACCCCTCGTAAGTCGGCTATCCAGCTAGGCAGTGAACTGGTCATCATTACCCGTGTATGATGGAAGCGGTAACGCTCACCTGATATATCGGTGTAGATTAGGGGGTATTCGGGGTTTGACGTGCGCTGGCATCTGAGGCTGTCGAGTATTGCCAAACCGTAAAAGTTCACGCGGGGTTTGCTAAAGTCCTTGCGAGAGCGCCGGGTTATCGGGTCGAAAACTTTGGGCGCATCTCCTATTTGTTCAATGAATACACCGTTGTCTTGAGTGGTATAAGCCATTACAAAGCGTATTGCCAGCGATGGAGTCCAGCCTGCGCCATAATCTGAGATTGAGTTGATATTACTTGTCAAGTCACCAGCAACCTTAACGTGACTTTTGATGCTTGGGTCTCTAGCGATAACCTTAACCGGAATTGAGGCAAACTTAGAGGCAAGCATACTAAGGGCACTTGAGACGTGATCTTCTTTCATCCAGAAACGCGATAGCTCATAATCCCGTGCCTTTGACCAGTAGGGGGGGATTAACTCACCGGCCCGTAGGAATAGGGGGATAATGTCAAGGCCGGAGGGGTAGTCAAGATGTACCTGAGATTGGGCCGTGTTTTGTAGGACGCCGTTTAAGTCTGCCATTGTTTACCAACTATCTACGGTTAGAATTTCGATGCCCACACTGTTTGTAACCGCCCGCCAGGAAAGCGCCCGGCCTATAACCGTATCGTCATTCATGCCGCTTGGCGCTGAGTAGGTAGGCCGGTTTGTGTTGGGTGACATCTTGAGTTCATATGATTCAAGCTCACCTGTACAAACGGGATTATCTAGCCACTGACATTCTGCCCGTTCAAAGCAGAGAGCCAAACTTTCAATAAGCGGGGGTTTACTTACGGCAGTAGTTTGAAAGCCAACTACGGGAAAGCCAGAGCGTTGCAATTCTTCTATGTTTGGCTCTCCAATGCTGTTTGCCTCAGCTTCTATGTGTACCACATTCCAACTATTCCATAAAGCGCCTAGCCGGTCACGTTGGAAATGATAGTCAATCTGATTAAATCTGTCCTGGGCTACTTCCTGCTTACAGTCAGCACAAACGAGTGAAGTAAAAGTAAAGTCGTTTTGTTTGGCCCAATCCAGGCCAGCTACTATTCTATGGCCCTCATGTTGAGCCGGGGTTGTTTGAGGTGCGCTCATGCAGGCGGCTAAATTCCTGAATACCTGCCCTTCACTTTCAAGAAATTCAGCTAGTATCTCTTGCCGGTATGCCGCATCTGTCATGTCCTGAGTTATCTCAGCCAGGGCATCTTTGCTTAAGTAGGGGTTGTCATGCGAGGTAAAGTGCCAGGCTTGCCAACGGCCCGACGTGTCACTAATAGCCCGCTGGTAAAGTTTATAGGCGTGATTTTTGCGCTTGGGGGTAAAAATAAAAGTAGCATTGCCGTTGTTATCCAATAACATTGGCGCAGCTACTTCTTCCCAGGCGTTGGGATTCATCAGGCTATATTCTTCCATAAATAAATCATCGGCATAATCACCCCGTAAGCTATCGGCGTCCCAGGCAGTTTTGGCCCTGATACGTCCGCCATCTCTAATTTCCAAAACTCTATCGGTCTCATTTTTGTGGATAATACCGGCAGCTATCGGTTCACGTAAAAACCGCTTTACTCTGGCCCAAAAGGTACTCGTTTGATCTGCGGTAGGAGCAGCATATAAAACACGTCTACCGGCTAACAATGATTCAGATGCCTTACCGGATACCCCCATTGTTTTACCAGAGCGACGGCCAGCGACAATCACTTTACGCTTGGCCTTACTGCGGGTAAAGTCAATTTGCTTGGCGTGATATTTAGGTAGATGCGCTTGGAGTTCCATCGCCCGTATCATCGTGAATAATCTTAATTATAAAGGGGCTGTCAGATGTACCAGTTTCAGTACCTAGCAACTTGTGATGTTTGGCTAACCGTTCAAGGTTGACATCTGCCGGGTAAAGTTCGAGTTCTATTTCCTCATACCGGTTTTCGTTTTTGTCGTAAGTAACTTTGCGCTTGAACTTTTTGATTACTTGGGCTTTATCACCCAATTCAGCTAAATCGGAATCTGATTGAATATGAGCAAAGTCAGCAATGTTAGACCGGGCCATATTAGCCAAGCGTAAAATAGTCTCATCGGCTGACATTTTTAGCGAGGCTATTCTATTAGCTATATAAACACTGATACTAGGATTTACAAGGTTTTTAGGCCCTTCAACATTAGGATAGGCGTACCCGGCCCGCCTTGCTGCCTCTGTTGCGTTCCAGCAAGTTAAATAGTTTTCAATAAATACCTGCTGCTTGTTACTTAATGCCATACTCTACTCACAAAACGGGTAATCAAATCTGACTACCCGTAAACTCAATCGTTTTTAGTATTTTGTCGGCCTGTTCCCTGTCGCCCTCTTTTTCATTCTCCGGTAACGCAGCGTAAGGCGTATTCATTTGGCGCTGCCATCGCTCGACTTTATCAGCCGGCATTGTCCAGGTGCCATCGGCGTTAAATGTGCCGACGCTAAACATCCATTTCATCCAATGCGACCAAATTGAATGGCTAATATCTGACAACTCTTCTCTTAATGCACTCACTTTACCCTCACCTCTAACCGCTTCTTATCCCCACTCACCGTAAACCGCCCATCGGTTAAATCCAGCGTCTTGCCACTTGGGACGGTTACAATCTTGCTCAGGCCATCGGGGGTTAGTTCGATACCCCAATCGAATATGCTGAGCTTGTCAGTTATAAGCGGCTTAGTGGTTTTATCACTCATAATTCCGACTTCCTCAAATCCATCCCGGTCAACCTGTCAACGCGCTGTCTAAGTGGCATATCATCTAGCCGTAGACTGTTGAGCCAGGCCGACATATCGCACTCGTAACGTTGCCTGTAAATCGGAAACGAGCGCTTGTTGCCATAGCACCAGTAGCAAGTACCGCCATTACGTTTCAGGCTCTTTTGGTCGGCCTTTGTAGTGGCTCATTACACCCTGGGCAGCGCGGGTTATCACTCATACCGTTATTGTAAATCATAATGGATAAAAAATCAATAGCGGGTTATAGGTAACAAGTTTTGGTATTATGTCAGATAGACTTGACATCTATCAAAACTGTGTTATAATTAGATTTATAACTGATTATTAAATAGATAGGAGATTAAATTTATGGGAAAACGAGGGCCGCGCCCTACTGGTAAAAAGTCATACGTCGGCTTATTTGCTTTTGATTATCCATCTGCGGTTGAAGCTCAGGCTATACAGGAGTTGGTATTTGCAACCCCGGCCAAACGTACATTGTTATCAGGGGAATGGTTTAGAGCTTGGGCCAGAGAAAAGGGGTTTGTACATTGCCCTAACTGCCTTATGTACTTCTCTCCCTTACAGGATAATTGTTTAAGCTGTGGTCAGATTTTGCAAGCAAAGGAGCAAACCGATGAGAAAATGTAAATGCGGAAATGAGGCAAAATGGCTAAAGTTAAATCGGCGCTGGCTGTGTGACGCCTGCGCCAAAGAGCAGGGTTTTTTAGTGCCTTGTCACGGAGAAGCCCACTCAAACCCATTTATTGATAATTGCGGCGTGTGTATGCCGCGTTGGGGATTGGTGGAAGTTAAAAAGGAGCAACCGAGCAATGAGTAACTTAGACAACGTTAAGGAAGGTGACACTGTAGCCCTTCAAACCGGCTGGCATAGCACCGGCTTTCATTCTGGCATTGCCATCTATGAAAAGGCCGTAGTTAAAAAGGTGACGGTCAAAGAAGTAACCGTCAACGGTAAACGTTTCTTGAAGCGCAATGGTTTTTTGTTTGGCGCTGGCAACTATCCCGGCCCCAGAGAATTAAGAATCCACGCACTCACCCCTGATATGGAAAAGATCATTAACATCAATATCCTGCTGGTGGCAGAGGACAAAAAGCGCCAGAGCTATCTAAGAATTATTGAAAACGCCAAGTTCAAGGATTTAGATACCAGCAAGCTGGCTAAATTAGCGGCTATTCTACAGGAGAAAACCGGCAATGAGTAACCCCCTTAGCTTTATAAAGATACCCGCAAACGGGCTGAAATCTTACTGCAAGCCACAAAGGAGTAAACCAATGAGTAACAAATACTTTTATAAAAATATTGAAGGTTCTTACTCAATTCGTCGCCGTGAACCTTCGCACCCTAACGGCTATGTGCATATCTGTTGGGAGTATAGCCTAACAGACGCAAAGGAACATGTCAAATTACTAAACAAAGCTAATCAGGAGCAAAAATCTAATGAATAACTACGCCCTCCACATCGCTGGCGACACTGCCATTTATCCATACTATTTTCTTGAGATCGCTATCCATATTGGGATAGCACACAACGTCCACTTTACCGTTGAAATGGTATCACCTGAGATGATAGTATGCTTCTGGCAGCCAGGTATGTCGGAAGTGGCGTACAATGAGACTTATAAGCGCCATATGGAAGATCAGCAGAGAGCGTTGCAACGGGTGAGGGGATGAAATACACCACTTCGATAACACTTCACAAGTTTCAAAATCACTGCCAGATTTATCGGTGTAAACGTAATAAGTTTTATGATGGCTTTTCTCAAGCATCACGCTTACGTCTGATAAGAGTCACAAACCATTTATCATATCATATTAACCGAGTTGATAGTGATTATATTTTTTGGAGCGATTAAAATGACCACAATCACAACCGCCCGACAAATCTTCTACAACTATCTCAAACTACCCGTTGACGCGCCCATGCCGGAGTATGTTAGTTTGGGGGATTATGAGGCGCTTAGAACTGCTGCAAAAGAAATGAAAAACGAAGCACAAAATGTTCTAAACGAAAATGAGATGCTATTGACACTACTCAGGCAATGGGCAGAGATTGGATCATTCCTTCAAACGCGTACATCTATGGCCCATGCCGACAAATTAGATCAACTTAGAATTGACACTAAAGCGGCATTGGATGTCCAACCGGGCAACAATCCCGGTACTTTAGACCGCGCCGATTAGTGCCATTTGACCCTTATAACTCCTGAGCATATCGGCTATACTAGTCTCATAAGTAAATTCACTCAGGAGCAAGTTCAAAATGATTGATACCATAATGCACTACATTTACGATAGCTTACTTGACGATTGGAACCTCCCTCATTGGGACAAGCAGACGGCGACAGAACTTGGTTTTACCCTGGCCTTCATAACCCGAATGGCCCATACCGAGGATGAAGTAACACTGGCAAGTCGTAACTTGAAGTGGAGCTTTTAACAATGACCACCCAACAGCAACGCGAAAATGCTCAACAAATCCGCATGGCCCTACTTGCTGCAATGCAAGATGTTGGCAATCCCGATGACGTTATCGAAGTGGATTACCTAAGCGCAGATGATAATATGCCAGCTACGGGTAAGATCAATTTAGCCGATGTGTGCGGGGGTGTTAAGCGGGTTGACCCCTACTTGAAAATAAGGATGGCCCCCAATGACTGCTTTTACCGATAATGGTTTGATTGCGACTAATGGCAAATGGATTAACTGCGCCCAAACTCAACATATGAATACCAGAATCGCCAACACAGGGCTAGGGCCATTTGTCGAATGTAGAACGGGCGACACCGCTGAATTTGAAGCGTTCTACACTGTTGACCACACACTACCCACTCAGGCTCAATTTGAAACTTTGGTGGATTGGTGTACTGCAATGGGAGAACGATTTGAGGATGTTACCGATTGTTGGCGTAAACCCTGGCAAAAGTGGCGGGGTGATGACTAATGCGCCTCACGCTGTACCGACTACTTACCCGGCTTATCATGTGGCTAGACGGCCCAGAGCCAGGACAGGTGAACTATCAAAATAAGAAATGGAGAGGATGACAAAATGCAATGTGAAGGATGGCGACGAACTGGCGGAGCATTTACGTTTGGGCCGGTTAAGTGGGAGCAATGCACGAATGATGCCATTGTAACCCTAGAAGTAACACAAGATGGCAAAACAGAGAAAATGCTTGCCTGCCTGAAATGCTGGAATGAAGCAATTGGGGCTGGTATTAAAATATCAGAGGCATTGCCAGTAGAATTAAAATAGGGCTAGTCCCGCCACCAGACTAGCTCTGAAAGGAGGGGAACGCCCAGCAAACCGGGATACGAGAAGCACAAACTAAATCATACAACTGAATACCAATTAAAACAAATCACAAAAAGGATACTTCAAAATGTTACGCAAAATCAAACTCGCACTTCACAAAGCGTTCTGTATTAACTGTCAATTTGGAAATCACTGCGGTCGCTGTACCTGCTGTAAAGGGTAATCAAATGTCAACTGCAATCTCAAAAGAGGATTTAGAAGCATTGGCAAAAGCCTTGAAAGAGGCCAAACCAGAAATCAAAAGTGAAGATACATTCAGGGACGCCTGCAAGGGTATAATGAGTCGGCAAGCTACAAAGAAGGAACCTCAAGATGTTACGTAGATTATTGGACATCATTTGGGGAACAATCTACTGTATGGATTGTAGTAACCCCATAGGGAGTTGTGACGGCGAGGACAGTAGCGGGTTATGCTCAGGATGCGCCAGCAAGCGAGATGCAAACGGCGGCAATAGTTAATAACAGCGGCTTAACGCGGAGAGGATTAAGTAATGACTAAACAAGAACATTTAGACTGGTGCAAAGGGAGAGCTTTGGAATATGTCAAAGATAATGACTTGAGAAATGCCTGGACTTTAATGGCATCAGACTTAAGTAAACATCCCGAAACTGAAAATCACCCGGGTATTCAACTCGGTATGATGCTACTGATGGCAAACCAACTAAACACCCCGGCCGAAATGGAAAAGTTCATTAACGGGTTTAACTAAAACAACCGAATAACAAAAGACCCTCGTTAATTGAGGGTCTTTTTATTTCCCCTTATCCATGTCATCCAGGATTGTCACCAGTAGATAAATGCACACTATCAGGACGACAACTATAAAAACGATACCCGGCATATCACCTCACTATCAGCCAACCGTTAGCCCCCACCAAGTCATCCCTATTCGTATCCACTAATAATCCCCGTGCTTCCATTTGCCCTTTATGCTCATCGGCCTGACAGTCAACAATCACGGTAGAAAACACACCCTTGCTAGTAATGAGCCAACCTTGACGGGCCATAAGATTGCAATTCGACGGCGCTGATAACACGTCAAAATCCCGTGTGCCTTCCCAACCTTTTCGGGCGACAACCGCATCTAAATCGGCGTAGCTCATCGCACCGGGTCCGTAAATCTGCTCAATTGGCAACAGGAGTAGCAACCCGATTAAGAGGCTAATCATTCCCGGATAGCGCCATTCTAACCCGCTCTAATTTGTCCATTAAAACCTTGACAGATGACTCATTTGCAAATTCAAAACGCAAAAAACATCCAAGTTCATCGGTGGATTTGCCCACAGAAGATGGATTTTCCTCACCTATCTCGCCCGGCTCTTTTTGCCTAAATGCAATGCCATAATCCAGGCACCCGTTTTCGGGTCTAATTGTGCCTATCTCAATATCACCGCTCCCAAATTTTACTACCAATTCACCTAAAATAACCGACATAACACAAAACCTCCATTATTTAATATGCCTAACAATAGGCAGATAAGCGCGGCTATCATTCCTCCCCCAATAACTTTTCTACCAACTGTATCATGTACATCGCTGAATAGGGCTTTTTTATGAATGTAGTAGCACAAGCCCGCAGTACATCGCTGATGGCCTGACTATCGGCTACACCAGATAAAACGATAATCGGTAAGGTTGGGTTACTTTGTCGCAAAACAACACAAACTTCCTCTCCCGTTATCTCACTCTTACCCAGATCATAATCCAGGATTACCAGCGCCGGCGGAGTTGTCATAGCTGCCTCAATAGCCACCTCGCCAGTATGGGCCAGGACAATGTTATGATTGAGTTGCCCCAAAGTGGCCTTTAGAACCTCTGCCACTTGCACCATGTCATCAACGATTAAAATAGTATTCATCTACCCCCCCGTAGGCTAATTCATCAACCTCTAATGCTTCAAATTGTCGAGCCATTCTTTCAATAACTGGCACAATTTCAGTGTCGCCCATCTCATTAGCCCGGCTGATACAAATGCTCTCCGCTGTACTGATTTGCATAAAGCGGGTTTCACAATCATCGGACTTCCATTCATCCCGACGCTTACGGGTGGTATTCGTGGCGTCAAGTATGACAGTAGTGTGACCGGCCAAAAATAGCGCCCGTACCATTGTCTTGGCTACGGCCCAAACAAAAGGCTCCGCTACCGAAACAAACCGCTGGCCGTGAATAGCAAGACGAATCGAGTCCGGATTGACGATTGGAAACCCCTGCTCTTTAGCCCAGGTGGTTTTGCCCGAACGTGGTAAACCAACTAATAGAATTAAAGTGTTCATTATTCTCCCTTAACAATCCTGTCTATCGCTTTATCCAATGCCTCAATTTGTCGCCAGCCACGCGGCCGGCGAGCAACCTCTATCAATACCTTGTCAAACAGATACGGGTGTAAGTCGGCTATCTGCTGCGCCAATAGCAGGTAATCCAGCCGTTTGTCATCGTAGACCATTGAGGTATCTGCTGCAAGTTCCGCCGAATCCTGGGCGCTCTCACTGGCCGCGTCCGATTGCCTGGCAAGTAGGTCGAATAGCTTGGTTAGCACTGATAGCTTGTAATTTTGTAACGTAAGCGCCTGCGAACAGGTAAGCACTATCTCGCTAAACTTGGAATGATAGGGAATGTAATCGGAGGCTTGCAGGCGGGCTATGGCATCAGCTAGGGCGGTTATCTGTTGCGCGCTGCGCTGGGCCGACCGGGCGACGCGTTGGGCATTGGTGAGGATTCTCTCGACTCTAACAGGTTTGATGCTCACTGCTCTAATTCCCTAATCTTTTCCTCTAACCCAGCTATCTCTATTTCTTCTTTTTCAATCGCCCGAATCACATTTACAGGCACGTCAAGGCCATAACCAGCAGCCCTCAATTTGAAGTTGTGGAGCGTATTATTGTGTTCAAGTAGTAGCTCTTGAGCTTGCAACACTTTTAGCCGTTTGGGATGGCCTAACCGCGCATCCCGAATATCTACGCTGTTTTGGCTCAACAGAGCGTATTGTGCCTTTTCGCTATCTATCTGGGCAGCGGTTAGACGCCTAACCGAATCGTTAAGCCTTTGGACGGTCTCGCCAAAGCTATCATCAATGGTAACAAGTTTGGCCGTAGTCTCTGCCTGTTGCGTCATAAATAGCTGAATACGCGATTCGGACCGATTAAGGCGCTCGCGTTCAAGCGCAATCGTTTGGGCCTGTAAATCAAGCTCACGCGCCCGATTGTCAACCTCTCTGCGCTGAATTGTTAATTCATCATCCTTAAGCCGGTTAGCCTCTGCCGTTACTTTGGCGAGTTCGGCAACCTGACTTAATATGTTTGCCGCGTCCTGCTGCGTTCTGTCATCCAAGATACCAGCCCCAAATAAAAAGCCCGTTTAGGGTAGTATATCACCAAACGGGCTATGTGTCTATGGACTTATGGCAAGATTAAGACTTCTAACTTTTTGAGCTATTCATAAAGCACTGTTACAATCTCGTTATGTCGTTTGCTGTAGACCACTATCATAACCTTACCTTGATACGTCACCCGATGTAATGATCTGTCCAATGAAGTACGCCGAATAAACTCGGATTTGCCATCCTTGATAAGCTGCCGGATTAGGCGTGTATCTTGGCTAGTTAGATTAAGTCCGAAGCGTTCATTGGCCCGGCGCTTGGTATGATTGCGGAATTGTCTATCGCGATGTGACACTTTTATTTACTCGCCTCAACTCACTCTGTAGCTTCTTAATCTCACACATCAACTTGGCATTTAACTCAACTTGTGCATTTAGGCGTAGTAAGGCATCGTGATATTTTTGGGCCATTGTGTCAAGTTCTTCTACTTCATCGGTGGTCATTCTTCCCTTAACCTTCGCTCCGCTTCATTGTTTAGTCTATTTGCTTCACATTCCAACTCAAACATATCAAAACCAGCCGCTTCGCAAACTATCCACAATTTAGCCAACAGAGTACGAGCATCGTCTTTGCCCATCATCACGTATAGGAAAGATTCATTAAAAAACGGCGCACCGTCACTTTGTTTGGCAAAGTCCTCTGGTAGTCCAGTTACGCATATAAAGTCAGACGGTTTTGTTAATTCAGGAATCCATCTAAGCAAATGAATTAAAGCATCTTTAAGTGTCATAATTCCCCCTTTCGCCATAAATAATAGTGATGTTGACAATGTACTATCAGCGCCAGCGGTGGATAAATCGTTTTCATTTTGGATAAGGCAACACGGGCCATTTTAGCGCCTTACGCAGTTCTTTGCGTTGACGCTTGTTACCGAGAAAATAGACGTAACGATGCTTAATAGTCCTTTTCTCTTTTGTAACATCTAATCCCAGGCTAACCAATTGCTCTATACTTTGTGTTCCATAAATATTAAAAACACCCTTACCGCTTATCCTGTTCCCATTTACCGTCATTTCGCTAGATGTGCCACCAGGAGAACTAAGGCCCGTATAAATCCAATTAGTAGCCTGATAAATATATCCAGTGTGGTTTTGTCCTTTATCGGCGTAGCTAACAAATGCTAAATAGTTAGATGGCATCACCTTAAACGATTGTCCAATTAGCCAGCTTTCTCCGTTTCTGCCAACCCAATCAGAAATATAAAGTCGGTTTAGTTCAAGTGTATTTTGGCGATATTTTTCACCGCATACCCCTTGAACCTCTGGGGCTGGCGGTATACCGTAAGTACAAACCCCTGCTAGTATCCCATCAACGAACATACCAACGGCCACAACAATAGATGGCACTCTATGAGCATAATGGTAGGTCTCTACCATCCTAGCCGCTGTCTCGTGATTTATCAACCGTGCCTCACATCGAGTAACATCCAAAACCGGCATAACGGGATGATCTAAGTCGAATAGGTTAAGCTGTGCCTCTGCTACTTTATATGATTTACGTTTGCTCATAGCTCACCTTATCGTTCTCATCCCAACCCTTCATAGTCAGCCATACCGCCGCCTTACCCTTATTGACCAGGCCGGCACGTTGCATCCGGCACAAGTGGGTATTGATTGTGTTATGGTTTTGGCCCGTAAGCGCAACGATTTGCGCCTCGGTTGACTTACCACCATTCAGGGCGATTAAGTGAATGATGCGGAGTTGCGTTGGTGTTGACATTAGTCACTTTCCACCAGTTTAACAAGGTCAACATTAGGATTATCCGACCGTCGCCAGGCTATTTTCATAGCATCATTTGCACCAAGTACGATGTCAAGGATGTTGAGCCACTTTTCACGGTCATCTTGATTTTCCAATGTGATAATTATATCAACACGTCTATCGGGCATTTTGACTACTTCAGCCCTAAATTGCTCAATTTGTCTTTGTTCATTGGGAGTTAAAAGTCGCATCAGATTAAACCTCCTTTATATAATTCATATCCAATAACTTGCATGTCTGACATATCATGCTATAATACTCTTATGTCAAATCAAAAAATACGTGATTATCATAATAATCGAAGACGACTTATAAAGTTGGGACAATGGATACCAAGTAGACCAGCAGGAAGGCTTGGAAAAAACATTGTTTGCGATAACTGTAAAAAAGAGTTTTATCGAAGTCCAGCAAATAGAGGGCCAGGTAATCAATATTGCTCTGAAAAATGCATGTCTGAGGCATTCATAGGTAAGCGTCTCGGAAAAGACCACCCCAGATGGAAGGGAGTAGAAATTAGACCATGTGGAGGATGTGGAAAAGAAGTATCTAGGCCACCGTGGAGAGCAAAAGGCCGAACAAATTTCTTTTGTGACCAAAAGTGTTTCGCTATATGGAAAGCGGAAAATTACACAGGGAAAGATAACCCATGCTGGCGCGGTGGTCATCCTCCCTATTATGGCCCAAACTGGCAACGGCAATCTAGGGAAGCTAGAAAAAGGGACAATCATCAATGCCAAAGTTGTAATATTCACGAGGATAATCTTAGACGTGCTTTGGATGTACATCATATTCTACCAATAAGATATTTTGAGGAAGAAAATTACAAAGAAGCAAATAAACTTAGTAATTTAATATCCCTGTGTGAGGTATGCCATACTACAGCAGAGCATATATGTAAATATGGTACTATCTCAACATGGAGTGAACTTAAACCACTTCTTTTATCTCGTATTGACCCGACGCAATCTCGCAATCTAAAAGGTTCTTAATACCAGTATACCAATACTCTGGCTTTAGTTCTGCTAAGATTGCTTTTCTATTTAGCTTGATTGCACTTACCCCCTCCGAAGCAATTCCCCCATAGGGAGACATAACCACTTCACCCGATTTAGTATACTCTAAAATCAAACGCTCAATTAAGTCCAGTTGCAAGGGGCAAATATGCTTCTCTGAGGCATCATCCTTAACCCCCTTAGAATTTAGCACATTAGTTTGAACAATATCCATCCAACAATTCGGATGCGATTCCGGCAAGCCTTCCAAGTCAAACCAAACAGGCGAAGCGTAACGTTGCCAGGTTAGAATCGAGTAATAACCCTGATCTCTCCAACCTGTCGGCGGTAGTGTGCCAACATAATCAGGATGAAACTCATTACCTCTGATAATCGGTTCTCTCCACGTTTCCCGATGCTCTTCTATAAATTCAACCTCACCGTCAACCTGTTTGGAGAATCGCTCGACTATCTCGAACTTTTGGTAATCTACGTCAGGCGGTTGCAGGTGATGCTGGACGGCGCCCGATTCAAATTCGCCGGCCCAATTGCGAAAAGTGACTAGAAATGAGCCATCGGTTAAAGAGGTGCGAGAGTGAAACTTCCAACCATCAACCGCTTCAAATCTCTGGACAATATCAGTCATCATTTGCGCTGTACAATGGATAGTTACCAAACGGCCGGGAGTAGTCACGTTTAGGAGCTGACTGATAAACGGATAGTCATACTCCTTACCTGTCCAGAATGAATACTGAATCGGTTGACTTAAGAACGGGGTATCAACTCGCCCTCTAATATCCTGACAAAGCGGAGTTGATATTAAATCGCCCTCGTTTGTCCACTGATGAACGCAACGCTCAATTGTACCAGCATTAGCAGGGGGTAACTCATCTTCTACCTGCTTACCACCCTTTTGGAAGATTAGGACATAATCAGCGCACCCTTGCCGGGTAACTTCTCCCCGTTCCCTAAACGACTTGTGAAGCAGGCCATAGGTTTTAGTCCGTTGCATCTCAATTACCGGGTCTTTCCAGATGGTTATCCAACGGGCAAAAGTAAACCCAACCGATTGAGCCAAGCGGATGATATGGCCGGGGAAGTCATATAGACCAGCGTAACCATGAGAGGACATATAGCGCATGGTATCCTTGCAGTGGATAGCAATATACCGACCATCTTTTAATATACGGAATTTCTCTTGCAGAGCAAAGCGATAACCCTCATAAAATTCAGCCTCAGAGCCGGTGTTGCCGAGGTCAGCAATGGAGTCCGAATAAATATACAGCGACAAAAACGGTAAACTTTCACATTGAAAGTCAATGCAATTATCGGGTAGGTTTTGCATAACGAATACACAGTCACCATTATAGCTTACCCAGTTCTTTCCAAATTTTTGGTTAATTATTGTACTCAATGATAAACTCCTTTTGTGTGTTTTCTCGACTATGTACCCAGTAATGACAAGGTTCACAAAGTAAAACTAAATTACAAAGTTGTCCTCTGGCTTCCCTGCAAGCAAAGCTGATTATATGATGAATATCAAGCGGGGTTTTATTTTCATTGTATTTGACTAATCCACACTTGCGACATTTACCATAATCTCTACGCCAAACGAGATTAGCGGTTTGTTTCCATTCAGGAGTACCATAGAACGCTTGACGTTCTGGAGTTATACCACCCCTCCAAACGGGACTAATTGCTCCTGTCTTACCCTTGAGCCAATGGACACCATCTTTGTTTAGATAAGGTACTCGACCATCTTTTAATGCGGCTTGCCTAATTTTTTCTTTTGTCTCAAGTGTTGACTTTCTACCTTTAGGATTAAAAGCTTCGGGGTTGTTTTTTCTAGCCTTAACTATATTTTGCCCACGCGGTCTAGTTGGTATACCCGCCGCTTTAAGCATGCGCCAAACACTTTTAGGTGCTCTGTTTATCAACCTGCCAATATCATAAATGCCTAACCCCTCATCTATATACTTTTGCTTTAACCATTCATCGGTAACAAGAGTATATTTTCGAGTACCCTCCGCAACACAACCTACTGAGCAATATTTTCTAGGGACATGCGCTTCAATATCGTTACCACAATTCAGGCAAATAGAATGAATACTCATTTTAACTCCATCATAACCTGAATTGAATTTAATCGTTCTGCTGCCTGTCCCCCTGTTGCCACGTCAATTTCGTATCCGATACACTCGCGGTCTAATTGCTCACAAACATAGGGAACAGTACCAGAGCCACAAAAAGGGTCAAAGATTAAGTCGCCCTTGTGAGTAAAGTCTAAAATCCAGCGCCGGTATGCTTCAGTGTTTTTATTCCACTTGTGCTTGCCCTGCGCTGCGCCTTTGGCTATTATGGTATCAAGAGTACGGGTATGAGGCTTGTGCTTACCCTTTGTAAACCAGAGGGCCGGAGTTGTCCAAGTCATGATATTGTAACCACGTAACGCAGCGAATTGTTTAGCCTGGACAACGTAGTAAAGCGGTTTAACAAAAGTGAGATGACGCATCATAACAAGGTGACAAGCAAACATCTTAATATCACTACAAAAGGCAATAACTGAGGAATCGGGCTTAAGCACCCGTAAAGCGGTTTTTGCTAACCATTCATAATCCTCTATGTTTTCATACACCGGATCAGTAATAATAAAATCAACCGACTCATCCGGTATTTGTTTGGCTAACTCAATAGCATTACCTACCGTTATAGCCATGTCGGTAACTCCATTTTCATAGTACCAGTGTCAGTTGTCAACAGTTTGCGGTCAGTACGCCACAACCCGAATTTGTCATAGATGCGCTTAATCCAGATGTGCATGTGTTTATCTTGATGCTCTTTACGCTTGATAGAGTTGATAATCCCCTGCTCAGTTTCAGTGGCTATCATATTGACGGTGGTTTGCCGCTTATTACCATAACGATTAGTACGGGCTATCATCTGAGCAAATTTCTCCCAAGAGTAATTGATACTAACCATCGTTTGCACATTGCAGTGTTGCCAATTTAGGCCGAGGCCCGCTATCTTTGACTTGGTGACAATTCGCCGCGCATCGCCCCGACTAAAAGCGTCAAGCTTCGCTTCTTTGTTTTCAAGCGAGTCATCGCCCTTAACCTCTACGCCCCAATCTTTACCGTATTTATCCTGTAGCTGTTTGGCAAGTAGCTCGGATTCAACGTTGAGATCACACCAGAGAATATGATAATCGTTGACCTGCTCATCTAATTCAATAGCCTTACAAACCCGGTCAGAGTAGGTAACTTGTTTTTCTCGCCACATATTAGTAGAGGAAGGGTTATCGGGCAAAAAAAGAAGGTGTTGACCGCGCTTATCAGTCATCTCCCATGCTCGTTTATGGTCAACATCAAGGGTATAAAAGCACATATCAAGTGGGGGTAAGGTGTAGCCCTCATCACTGCCACCGATAACTGAGGGAGTATCAACTACGAGCGCCCAGGTTGTAACCCAGCGCCAGAAGTCCTCTTCTCCCAATGGCTTGATCTTATACTTACCGGCTACAATCTCACCCGTTTTAACTTTGCCCATTGTCATAAACCAATTAGCAAGCATCTGGTTTGATGGCATAACTCCCAACGCCTCGCCCTGATTGCCAATTTCCATATAATCATTACGGGTAAATGTACCAGAGGCACATAGTCCGTAGCGTACTTGGTTCATAAAAGGAATAACAAACTTTTTAGTCTCACCCTGATAACTGGCAAGGATACTAGATTCGTCAATTATCAAACCACCCTTTTTCCACATATCAGGAGTAAACTTGCGCCGGAACATATCAAAGTTGACAATGGTTATAGGGGAGTCGGCTAGTCGAGCGTCATCCATAGAACGGATTAGCTCAATATCTACGCCGATCTTTTGGCCCTCGCGGATTGTTTGACGGGCGACGGCAAGGGGAGTTACAATTAAAACCCTTTCCCCTTTCGTGTACTTATTAACCAATCTAGCAAACTCGACTTGGGCTATTGTTTTCCCAAGTCCCATTTTCCAACCCATCAATGCTTTACCGAGCTTCAATGACCACTGCACCCCTAATGCTTGCCAGTCAAATAGCATCGGGTGAATTTCCGATAGATCAATATCAAAACCTTGCGGGGTAGCTGATATTTGTTTATAGAGTAGATAATCTTCATAAGTGGCAAAGCTCATAAATCCCCCAAAACATTCATAACGAATGATACTAAATCATCAGTAGTCCATTCGTCAATTTTCACTTCTGGATTTTCAGCCAGCGACTTGATAATATCGTCAATATCTTCTACGTTGACGAATGGATATTTGATGCTCACAAGCCAGTGTACTTTTTTGAGTTTGAGTTGGTTTTTCATTAGTCCTCCAATTCATAACGCACTCGCACCCGTCGCCTGAAATAGGCAGCGAATTGGGTACGGGCATACTTGCTCACCCGTTCAGGATTGGTGAGCAACCGCTGAACAGTGTTGCGACCGAGGCTGGTCAAGTGGGGCAATTCAGCCCGACTTAAACCGGCCTCGTGTACCAGTTGCAAAAAGGGGTTAGCCGTTGGTTTGTGGCGCATTGGACTTCTCAGCTATCCTTAATTCGGCGTGGGCAATAGCAGCAGCCAGATAATCAGCCCAGCCGCTTAAATCCTTAGCTTCAGGAAAAACCACCCCTACCGCATTGTGTAAGCGACTGGCATTACCCTGGTAATAATCAACCCCCAGCGCCTTATCTACAGCCATCATAACCAACTTGGGGCTATTTGGTATATCGGTAGGGGTTGCGCTGTGAGCCTGTTGAGGCGTAGCCTTTGCCTCACTCGGTTGACTAGCGGGTTGGGCCGGGCGGGGTTGCTCAATAGTTGCGGGGGCTTTTGTGGCCTGCTGTTTGGCCTGCTGAATTTCTCGCTGGACTTGCTGTGGATTGGCGGTATTTACCTCAGAATCGGAGTCGTATAAGTCCAGAGCGATACCCAGTAACGAGGCGCACTTTTTAAGCGCATCTGTGGCCGCGCCCTTATAGGCATCACCCAGGCTAACCGGGGCGCTGCCATCCTTTAACATCTCAATAGGCTGTGAGCCAAATTGCATCTTGGTGACTTCAACCTCACCAATGCGTACCGTTAGCTTGCCCCGGCAACGAGCCTCAAACGGACGTTCACCTATCCATAAGATTTCTTCGTGATCGGCCTCAAAACTCCAATTCCAGCTAAACGCCTCGTTAAGTGTGCGGATGACATAAGCGCCATCGGTATATAAAAGGTTTTTACCACCGCGCCCAGACCGGACTCTAATTTCCTGCTTGGGGGTTTGCTGGGTAAACATCTGCCTCAAAGCTTCTGAGGCCATAATACTATTATTACCAGTTGTCGTTAATTCGTTGCTCATCATTCCTCACTTTTTCGCAGTTCAAATAAAATATTGATTAAGTCAATCAAAAATTCTCCGCTATCTCCATCGCCCCCAAAGTCAAGGCCCAACGAGTCGCTGTATAGTAACCAATCCAAAGCAGCTATTTCGCGGGCCATATTTTCGGCCTCTGTGGAACGTTCCTGCCCGCGTTCCCATCTGGCACTGAGGTCGTAATCAATACCAGACTTTTGCAGGCGGGCCGCCATTTGATGATGACTGTCTATGACGGGCTGATTTACAAATGCCATCATTCCTCACTTTCTATCTATCACCATAATTAGACGGATGGCCCGGATGCCAACTCATATCATCTTCGTCATCGGCATAGGATTCATAATCATCTTCCTCTGGCGTGCCATCGGGTAATATGTTTCTTGTCCCTTTACACTCAGGATAAGTAGAGCAACCCCAAAACTTCTTGTCATCAGACCGGCGAGTCCTGAGTACCATATCTTCATAACACTCTGGACACTTAGGAACGGGGATTGTGCGAATATTCATCATTCCTCACTTAGTAAACGAATCCAAGTTTCAGCCCTTGTGATTCTACCAATAGTTGACATGGTTATACCAAACTTCATTGATAACTCCTTGTGGGTAGTGTTGCCTTTTCTGTATTCATTATAAACATCAAGAACAATATCACTCGTTAATTTCGTGGCGGGGTTTTTCTCGCCAAACAACCTTAATTCAGGATGCTTACGAAAACCACTTCTATCACCTGTTGCGTGATTCCCTCTTCCCCTGATCTCCCTATCTCTGGCATTTTCCTTTTCTGTTCCAAGATATAAATGTTCTGGATTAACGCAATTTCTAACATCGCACATATGAAGCACATGTAATCCGTTAACTATTGGGCCGTTGTGGATAAGCCAAGAAAACCTATGAACTATCAATGTTTTCTTCTTTGAGCTTATATGTCCGTATCCTTTACGTATTTTTCTTCCTGTCCATACCCAACATGGTGTACCAACGTAGGGAACTATTGGCCCATATTTATTAACATTAGACCAAAATTTGGCAAGAACCACTTCATCATAATATGGATTATAGATCATAATTATCCTAAAACGGGATTGAATCCAGAGCCGCCGCGCTCAACTCTGCAAACCGTTGATAGGCAGGGCCAGCGGGTAAGTCACGCGATTCGAGCTTGCCATCCCATACGACGCAAAAGGCCACATCAGGGCCGTACATGTATACATCGTTTGGCAGCAGGCTAACGTCGGTTTGCTCAGTTACCGGAGCTTGCCAGGCTTCGATAGCGGTAAGGTCTGTTACATCAAAAAGATTGGGGATAGTGGCTACGTCATTGGCATCATAGGGCAACCGAGCGTTATCATACCACGCCTCATTGTCACCCTGCTGGGGATCGTAGCCAACTTTATCAGCGAAAATATCATTGTCATTGTATTGAGTGGTCATCATTCCCCCCACGAATTAAATGGCATCGTTCGCATTGCGGAACGATTCTCATCTAATGTACTGATGGTAGACGCAAACAACACATTCAACTCTGCCAACTGTTGAGCGATAACAATCATCGCTTGTGCTTGGGCGATAGCTGCACAAATCGCGGCTGCGTTAGGCTTTTCTACCTCTCCCGATAGAGACAATGCCGACTCTGTAAGGCCAATTGCTTGATTTAATAATTCTGTGGTCATTGGTTAAGCTCCTGTTGCTAGTGGATTTGAATATACCTTATAGTATCATACTTTTGTTTATTTGTCAAGCGTTAAATTATCAAAATTGTAACCACTTGACAGATAAATATTATAGTGGTAAAATAATTGCGGAGGTAATATATTTTATGAGCAAAAATCCATTAAAGGAATTGATTGACAGCCATTTAGGGTTAGCGCCCTACCGGGTAGCAGATGAGGCTGGTTTGACGCGGGGGGCCGTGTATCGTCTTTACCGGGCCGATGATTTACCCAACGCCGAAACCGATACACTAAAGGCTATAGCCTGGGTTTTAGGGCATCGGCTGGTTATTAGCTTTGAACCCGTCGAGAGCGATGACAATGGCAAGTGATCTGACCGAAGTCCAAAAGGAATTAAAGCGGCAACAACGTCAAGCCCTGGTCAATCTGTTTGACACCCAATGGCGACGGCTAGGCGGCAAACCGCTAACGGCTGAATGGAAATTCCACCCTACCCGCAATTGGCGATTTGATAGGGCTAATATCCATCTAAAGATAGCAGTCGAGGTAGATGGGGGAACCTGGATTCAAGGGCGTCATACTTCTGGGGTTGGCTTTGCCAACGATTGCGAGAAGTTAAACAATGCCGCCCTGCTTGGTTGGCGCGTGTTTAGGTTTACCAGTGATATGCTGACAAACGATCCGGCCAAACATTTGACGCCGGTTATCAGGCTTATACAGGAGCAAAGCAAATGACAACTCACTGGCAGGATGACCCGTATGAAGATAACTTTGATGACTATGACGAATGGGAGGATGAGGACGAAGATGAGGACATTTGGCCGCACGATTATGAGGATTACCCACCCGACTATGACGGATTTGAATATGACGACGACCCCGTACCTCTAACTCTACTTGAGCGATTGCAAAACAAAATAGGCTGGATCTGCTGGCGTCTTGAGCATTGGTGGGATTATGGCCTGAATATGCGCCGATGCGGTGACTGTGGCAAACGTTATCGCTTTGGTAATCACGATCAATGTATACCGTTTTAAGGAGTTGAATAAATGACAACCCACTTCCAATACACCACACGCGGCCTGATCGTAACCGGCAATCCAACTATAGAGGACTGGTTAGCTGAGTTTGGCGCACTTAAAACTAATGCCAAAGGGATGTATAGAAAAATAGGGGATATGCTAACCTGGGGTGAGTTAACCTATGGAGATTTGAGTCATCAGGTAAATGACAGTGATGATTGCGATGATCCTATTTTTAATCCTGGTACTCTCTACAATGCCAAGTGGGTATCTAGTAGATGGTGGCCGGTTGACCGGCGTATCTATGATTTACCCTGGTCATATTACCAAGAGACATCGGCCCTCAAGCCAGAACAGCAAGATTTAGTTATGGCAATGGCTGAGGCTAAAAAGTGGAATCGTGACCAGATACGGCTTGAGGTAGCTAAATATCAGCAGTTTAACGGCAAAAGGGATTACAAACCCCTGCGACCTGATGACATCATTTTTGACCAGCAGCAGAGATTACAAGCGTTACAAGAACAGATTGACCAGAAATCTCACGCGGCGTTAGATTCACAATCCCCCGCCGAATCCCCCATAACCTACGGCGGTACACTCCCCGATGGCAGCACCTTAACCGAATGGGAGCAAGATCAAATTAGGGCTATTGGCGACGTGGCGAAAAATAACGGCTGGCTATCGGTAACGGTTTTTGAGGATGGCCGGTTTATGGTAGAACCTAAAAAGGACGGTGACTGATGGCACAAGTAAAACACGAGGTTACTTTTGATGGCATCCTATTTGATAGCGAGGCTGATTTAATAAACTTTCTCAAACATTCGTATTTTGCCAATAAATCCAGCGAAAAGACATTACGGGCTGATTTAGACAAATTATCTAAGAAAGTAAAAAGGTTATCGTTTGCAATAACAACGGGTGCATATAATCCTAAAAAGGACGGTGAGTGATGGATGAAAAAATAGTAGTATTTATCGTAAATGATGAGCAATTTGGCCAGATTATCGCCCCGACCGTTGAGGGGGTGCTGGCCTATCTCAAAAGCTATCTGGCCGAATTGCCGGATGGATGTGAGATTGTTTTCGAGATAAAACGTCGGGATATGACGCTGGACGAAATAGATAAAGCGGCGGTAGTGTGACATGGCACAAGAAACTAAATGGTGTATAGCTAGTTGTAAAAAGAACGAAATAGCCCTGGCCCTAATTATTGATGGCATCCCGCAAGATTTATTGTGGTTGGCCGTACAAGAGGATGCTCAGGAATGGTTTGATAAATACTGGCAATGGCAAACTACACGGTGCCCGTTTTTGCCAAAGGAGATACAATGCCACCCTGTAACCGTGCCTACTTCCTGACACCCTCAGCCGCCTATCGTTGCCTTGAAATCCTGGACGCGCTGGGTTGGCTATCGGGTGAATGGAGACCGGTCAAGTGCGAGTGTGGGAAGTGGCATTGTGAGTGTGTAAGATGACCGAACTAACCCCCGCCAAAATCCATAGTCAACTCGCCTGGTTATCCCGTTACCGACGCGGCTTGTGTCGTGATTATACCGCTGCCCACCTTGCCAGCGACGAAACCGAGATGCACAGCATCAGGGCCGAGTATCGGTTGATCGGTAACTTGATGGCTAAGTTGCGAGGCGAGTTGAGGGAATTTGAGGCATTGCAGAGTGAGCAGGTGGCGGCAGTTGTGTTTGTAGAGGAGTTACTAAATTTAAGTTGACAACGCCTCAGTTATCGGTTATAGTTGATAGATTGAGGATTGACAAAATTTAAGAAGTAGAGTATCATTATGATTAACAACCGCGTGGGGGTGACGCCCCACCTTAAGCGGAAAAGAATAAGTGGTAGAGATAAAAAGAAAACCCTTGAGTTTTTTGTCAAGGCTATTAAGTAGGACACCGGGCCGTCAACCCGGTCTCTACCCAAAAGCCGAAAGATAGCCTTGACAAAGGATTTGAGGGTTTTTTAATTCTATGTCAACTTCAAAGCTACAAAAACAGGTAAAGCAGCAATTGTTTAATTATTTTTACCATTACCACATTGAAGAAAATTACCGTCCCGATTGGCTTATGTATCAAAACGGCAACAACCTAGAGATTGATTTTTACATAGAAAGATTAAGCGTAGCAATTGAAGTGCAAGGTGAGCAACACTTTATTTACAGTCCGTTTTTTCATAATAGCTATGATGATTTTATAGCCCAGACGAATCGGGATAAATTCAAGAAAAATATCTGCCAAGAAAAGGGTATAGTTTTTATAGAAATATCATCCCCAAGTCAGATAGATAGATGTCTTGAAAAACTACTATTGATTGAAAATAACCCAAAGGAACTAAGTCACGCATTGTTTGATAAAAAACTAAAATCAATGGTAAATGCCTTATCAAAAAGTGAACAATGCTATTTTAATTTCAATGGGATATGCAAGACGTATGAAGAAATAAAGCCCTTACTTAAAGACTACAAAAGCATGCATGGAGACACACCTGAAAGAAGAGAACTAAGAATCCTTATCGGGCGCAAATTATCCAAAATAAACTCAAAACTAATTCATCTTAAAAAATCTAAAAACGATAACGAGGTATCCGGTCTAGCTAAAGAATTATGGGACAAATTAAACAGTACCGGAATGTTTTTTGTATTCAAAAAATTCAAACCAAAACGCCCCGACAAATCTGAGAGTAACTTTTTCTCTCAGTTGATTTACAAGTAAGGGCGTTTTTTATTTCCTGCAAAGGGTAGATAAATGACAAAAAGCATCTGGCTCGAAAATGGTATTCATATGGATTTATCGGATGATGCCACCGCTGAAGATGTAGCCACTATCAAGGCATATGCCGATAAATTGATAGTAGAGACACGCAAGCGCAAAGCGGCATTTAATCACGCCTGGGAAGCTGCACAGGCAACGGGTGACAAAGAAGCGGCCTGGAAGTGGTTCGATACCGGCTGTGATTGGATAAGCCAGAGGCAGGCACAATGAGCCTCATTAAAAAGCTATTCCGCACTCCCGCCCCTAAGCCCCGCCGCACTTGCAGCCCATTCGCCGGTATGTCAACGGGTGCGAGGTTGGATGCCTGCCTGCTGCTGGGTTGGTATGATCCGCGAATATTCGAGGGATGGTGAGTGATGACACTTAACGAAAAGATCAAATCCATTATGGATGATGTTGAAAAAATCAAGGGCGCTGAGTTTTGTGTACCTGATAACAATTGTGGCGTGTTCGTTTTGCCGAATGGGGAACACATAGAAATATGTGGCGGCGATTTACTGATTGCCCTGTGCCAACTTTTGGGCATCAAAATAGAATGGGATTTGGGGTGATGGGCATCTGGCAACTCAAAGTTGAGGATTGACTATGGCAACGAAAGGATAACCAACAATGAACCAACCGCAATACCCACCAATCAACCTATCCTCTGAGCTTACCCAAGCTCTGGCAATGGAGGAATACCACCGAGATCAACTCATCTGGTGGAAGTCACGCCGGGAATTTTTAGAAACACAACTACCCATCAATAACCCCTTTTACGACTTTATACAGGAGATTCCCGACAATGACAACACAGAGACTATCAAGGGCTGATATTGCATCTCTACCGAATTACAAATCCAAAGGCAAAACGGAGAAAGAGTTTAGCTCTGCCTGCCCTCAATGCGGTGGGGTTGACCGTTTTTTGTACTGGCCGGATAAAGGTAATTTTTATTGTCGGCGCTGTGAGTTGTCAGGATTCGTTTTAGAGACTGACCAACGCTTAATAACTGATGAGCAACGTGAAGCCTGGAAAAGAGCTAACAACGAGCGCAGACTAAAGGATATAGAGGCGCGGTTATCGGCCATAGAACGGTTGCAAAAGCAGGTTGACCGCGTTCATTGGTATCATAGCCAGGTAAGTCAGGCCCTTGACTACTGGTATTCACAGGGGTTACAGGACAGCACAATTGAGGCGTTTTGTCTGGGATATTGTCCAGCCTGCCCTATTGAGCCAGAATCGCCCTCGTATGTCATCCCCTATTTTCAGTCCAAGCAGTTAATCAATTTGCGCCACAGATTGCAATTCCCGAATGGGCACGGCAAGTATCGCCCTGAGTTTGCCGGCCTGGGTAATCAGATTTTTAACCTTGATACGCTCAGTATTGATTTCGACTTTGGACTACTTGATGAAAATGAAGTGGTGATCGTGGAGGGTGAAGTCAAAACAATGGTACTCGAACAGGCCGGATTTAAGACCGTTGGCATACCTGGGGCGAATAGTTGGCAGGAAGATTGGGGCAAGGCCCTAAAGGGCATTAGTCGGGCTTATGTCTGCCTTGACCCTGGTACCAATGGGCAAGCCGATAAAATAGCAATGTCACTCAAGGGATACAACATAGAAGGGTTAGTATGTCGAGTGCCCGTTAAGCCGGATGACATGCTCACACTCTACGGTGGTAGTCCAATGGACTTATTAGGATTCATTAAACAGGGACGGCGGGTTTGAGGGTTGCAATTTTAGGGGATAGGTGATATAATGGATTTAATTAAATCGTATCCAATTGAGATACAAAACCAATGCCATTTAACCCTTTGGCCGGGGTTGGCTAGGTAACGATAGCGCAAACAGCACTCCTGTTTTTATATGGGTGTTGGATTTGTAAGCAGTTTTTGCGCTATCGTTATGCTTACAAGGCCAGCCAACATCCGTATAAGAATGGGAGTTTTTTTATTGTGATAACCGACCTGCAAGAAATCAAGAACTTTGATAGTGATTTAGTAAAACTGAATACGGGCATTGATGAGCAAAAAATTATTATCAATGACGCAAAGGAAAGAGTTGCAAATCTAAAAAAAGAAATTCAGACTACGGCCTTTACCGCTATGCTTGAAGCAATGAAAAAGCACCCTGACAAGATACTGGCAATTACCTGGCATTTTTACTGGTGTGCCTCAGAGATAACCACCACTACTATATACAATGCTTTAAGTATGGTTTTATCTCAAGACAAAGCCAAGCAGTCAATGGCTATGGCTAAAGACCTGGCTAGTATGGATATACGTTGCTCAGAATGTAGCAAGGTATGGACTGTAAAAGTAACCAGTCGAAATGATTATCAAACCAAACTCAATTCACAGCGATATATAACATGTGATGAGTGTAAAGAGAAACAACATAAAGCCTATGAGATTCAACGGGCTACTATTCAAAACCGACTATATCAACTCAAGACAATGCCATATCAAGAGTATCTACAAACCGATGAATGGAAAGAAACCAGACTAAAGGCACTGAAGCGAGCCGACTTCAAGTGTCAGGTATGCAATAGACCCGATAAATTAAATGTTCACCACAGAACCTATGAAAACCGAGGCAATGAACAAAACAGAGACTTAACCGTACTGTGTGAAGATTGCCATAAACTTTATCACTTTGGAAAGGATTAGTCATGAGCGGCATAATCAGAATCGAAAAGAACAAGAATTACTCAGTAGTCAGCAATGTACCAGCAAACGATGACAAACTATCTTGGGAGGCGCGGGGCATCCTTTACTACTTGCTAACTAAACCCGATGGGTGGGAATGTCGCAATCAGGACTTAATCAACAAAGGGCCGGCAGGGGGTGACAAGATTGAACGCATTATAGATGAGCTACAGGAACATGGTTATATCACCCGTCAACGATACCAGAAAGAAGATGGCACATTTGATTGGGTGACTACTATCCACGAAATGCCAGTTGAACCAGAGGAAACGGTTAAAGAGCGAATAGCCAAAAAGCGAGCTACCTCTCTTGAGAAAAACCGTAGACGGGCAGCCCGTCGTAAGGGTTTAACCATAGGGGTGTTACCCACTGATGGTTCACCCACTAATGGAGAACACCCCCATATAGTAATTACTAAATCAGTAATTAATAAAAAGAAGATTACGATTAAAAATCAAAAGGTTGAATTAGGGCCAATCGCCAAGAAACTGCTGTCTATCTGTTGTCTCAATGAGGACAGACTAACTAAGAGGCAGGGGGAATACCTAAAAGAAGCGCTTGAAATATTGATACATAAGATAAATGTAACTGAGGCCCAACTCGCCCAATTTGACCTATTTTGGAGGCAATCCTGGCGCAAGGGCAGCCCGCCGACATTACTCCAAGTGCCTGAGCTATGGGGTGAGTTTGAACAGTGGCAAGTCAACCCCCTCCCCCCACCCAATGGCAAGCAAACCGGGCCCAACATCCAAACCATTAACGGAAGGAATACATTGGTAATAAACTGATGCTACAAATAGACCACAAAAAGCTAAACCAGATAACCAAAAATGGATCGTTATTTTTATTCTCACCCGCAGAGGCAGCTACCTACTATGTGCAGGATGTAGAGGAATTATTAGCCGCCCCGGTGATAGATTGGGGAGCCAGGTCACTAGATTCCAATATCACCCCAATGCGACCCGGTGAGCAGCCTACCTACGTGATAGCCCGGCCCGGTAACGGCAAAACGTCTTGGATGATTTACATGGCCCGTCGCCATGCTATGCGGATCACAGAACCTAAAAAATGTGTCATCTATGTCACCTGGGAAGAAACGGTAGAATCAATAGAGATGAGCATACAGGCCGGCGTAGACTATACCTCTGAGCAAGTGGCATGGGGAACGGTAGATATTGAGGCCGTGAAGCGCAATGCGGTTAAACGCGCCAACCTGCCTATATTTATCATCGGCCAGTCGGCGGTTAAAGACAGAGACAAACGCAAACCCCCGATGACCTTAGAGCGCGTCTATGATACCATCCTGGCCTTATACTATGAGTTTGGAATTGAGCCGGTATTGATCTGCTTTGACTACCTGCAAAAGATACCCATTGAGCGTGCCAAAACCAGAATTGATGAAGTAACCGAGGCTGTATTCAAAACATCAGAATTAACCAAGATTATCAGAAGTCCGATATTGGTAGGCGCACAGGCCACCCGTGATGTAGATGACCAGGGCTTACCCATTCCAACTCTGGCCGGCGCACAGTGGACAAGCTCAATTGAGCAAGAGGCTTTTAGGATGATCGGTCTACTCAGGCCGATAACCGTAGCCCCCAAGAATGGCGTACCTTTGCAAACCATCACGGTAGACAACCGAGAATATACGGTAGACAAAAACCTAATGCTTTTGAGACTACTTAAGCAGAGAAAATACTTCCCCGCTAAATCAATCTATCCTGTACACTTTAAGCCTGATTTATTTGAGTTGTCAGATTATCAGATAATGGGATTGGATTAATGAATCACGCCCCCGCTTATCACCGTTACCTCTACACCTGGCAATGGCGTTTCCGGCGCCGGCTGCGGCTGCTATGGGCCGGCCACAAGTGCGAGAATTGCGGCAGTCGCAAGGGCTTACAGGCGCATCACCTAACATATGAGCGCCTTTATCATGAGCGCATATCCGATTTACAAATATTGTGCGAGGTATGTCACCCGCTAGCAGATGCCCAGCGCAGGTATGACAAAGCACTTCAAACCTATTGCGTCAAGCGATGGGGGCCGATGTGGGTACAAGTTGTTAGGCCAGATGAGGCTAAGGCGGAATTTGATAAGTGGTTGACAACAAAACAGGAGCAATAGAAATGAAAACCATCCTCTCTCTTTTTGATTATTCCGGCAATTGGTCTAAGCCATACCGGGAGGCTGGTTACAATGTCATTCAGGTAGACATCAAACTTGGTATTGATATTCTCACCTTTGATTATCAGGCCATCCCGGAAATTTACGGAATCCTGTGCGCTGTGCCTTGCACTGATTTTGCTGTAAGCGGAGCGCGTTGGTTTGCTGAAAAGGATAAGGATGGCAGAACTGAATTGAGCATTAGCCTAGTTAAAAAGTCTCTTGAGATTATCAATTACTTTAATCCGGTATTTTGGGCATTGGAAAATCCAGTAGGTAGGATAGCCAGATTAGTACCGGAGTTGGGTAAGACGAGTCTGATTTTTCAGCCATGTGATTATGGCGATGCCTATCGCAAGCGCACATGCTTATGGGGTAAATTTAATCATCCCATCAAAAACCCAGTTGAGCCATTGGGTATTCGTAAGGGTCAACCCGATGAATGGTACTCTAAAATGGGCGGCAAAAGTGAAAAGACAAAAGCTTATCGCAGTCAAACCCCGTTAAAGTTTGCACAAGCCTTTTATGAGGCAAATCAATAATTCCCCCATAACAAAAATAGAGCCTACTCGTTATTGAGTAGGCTCTCCCCAAGAAACCTAAAACCTAGTGATAAAAAATTACCCCCGGTCAAGCGGGCCGGTACGCTTTTGTCACCTATAGTGGGCTAGGCTACATTAGACAATAACACGCACGTATAAAGAAATCCTCATTCTTCAACTTAAGTTTTGCCACAGTTTATTAGCCTGTCACCTCGCTTTCTTAGTTTCAAAGGTGAGCGCTTATTACTTCTGACTGTCGCCTGTTTGGGCCGTTGGTAAGTACGCTCGGTGATACGCACCTATTGATAAACAGCGGGCCGGATTCGATTCCGGCTTGATCCTTTCACGCGATTCAGGGTTTACGTGTTCCCTCGCGTCCGTTCAGGTAGCACACGTTCCGATACCTACGATTCCTAACATCGCTGCCGCTGCTTATTCCTAAATATGAGACCAGGTTCTTTTACTTATTACATAGCATATAGTAACCTGGGTTACATTAAAGATAACCGATAATTCTTTTGATGTATATTTTTTATCCTGATAGAACTTTCTAATTTGCAAGACCTGCTCTGGGTTTAATTTTGCGGTAGGAGTTTTGTTTCTATTTATAAATTCTGGTATTCTTCTACCTTTTTTGATGGCATCTTGATTATTATCTTTATGAGTACCCAAGAATAAATGAGACGGATTGATACATTTGCGATTATCACAGGTATGACAAACTAATATATCAATCGGTAAATCAATATCATTGGCTAAACTATATGCTACCCTTGAGGCAGTAATAAGATTACCGTCTACCCAAAATCTACCGTATCCTGAATTACCTACTTTTCCTTGCCATTCCCAACATTCATCAGGATTACCAATTTTTACTTTAGACCAAAATCTATTTATTTGGTCTTTACTTAATTTAGGTATATTTCTAATTTTTAATTTCATTATTCACTTTTTAATGGGCCGGTAAATCCAATGTTTCTAGCCGACGGTTCTCTGGCGCTTTTGCGCCCTTGACATTCTGGCATAGTCGCCAGGGGATTTACCAGCCCAGTCAGCCCTTGCGGGTTGTGACCTTATTCATAATCGTTTCAATCCACGCCCCCCGTGTGGGTTGTGACCGGACTCCAATATGAACGATGTTTTGCCGATTGCCGCCATTCAACACGAGGGCCAAAACAATTAAAGCAGATGAATAAAAAACCCCTACTTTCACCCATGTGGCCGTAGGTTTTAATCTGTCTGCCTTCGTTGTTTTGCCCACAATTCCGGCAAACATTTATTTGGGTTTTTTCTCGCTCATCAGTTATGACGATCATAATAACCCTGTTGTTAAACTTTGCCAGCGCATGCCGCTTAAGCGTACACTTACCCCTCACTGGCTTGTAACCGTTTTTTAGCACTAGGCTGGGTACAGTACGGTCAAACCCGCCGTTATTGGTCAGTCCGGTTTATCTGATCTTATCGGAGATAACGGCCCATTGGCCCTTTCTTCACTTCCCGTTTTTCCTAATATTGCAAGGCGGCCCAGGTACGGGATAAGCGACCTGTATTTTGCCCTAACTCGGCAATACTTCCCACTTCATATCCGATGAGTTTGTGTGACACTAGGGCCATAATCATTGCGCCGATTACCCCCGGCGTTGGGGTTTGCCTCACTAAACCGTTTAGCCCATATAGAGCCTTGCGTCTACCCGTGCGTGATTAGCACGTAGCAAGTTATCACGGTTTATGAAGCTGTTAAGTTGGCTCAATTATTGCCTGTTCTTTTCGGGCGGTCTATCAATGATGCCATTTCCCTAAAGCGGTCTAATGATTAAGCCTGAAAACAGTATAACCGATAATGGATTGAATTGCAATACTTTTTTGATTAAGAAAACTTAAAATTAAGCAAACTCATAAAAATATGCTTGCATTTTTAATTCAGGTATGTTAATATTAGGTATCTTAATTTTCGAGGTATCAATGACATCCTCCCCTGACAAGATGTCAGGGGTTTCCGACAGCCGGAACTTATTTACAAAACGAGGCATAGCGTAGCGTGAGCGCAAAATCTTATCCTTATAGTTTGAGCAATATTCCCGGCAGTTGGAAGTACTTGCAAACGGCCGAGGAACCAAAGGCCAGTTTCGTTTGTCCAGATTGTGAAGAACGCAAATATCTACTAGATCATAGTGTCAATAGTGATGGAGCAGTATCCCCTAGCGTAATTTGTGATTGCGATTTTCACGAATGGATTGTCTTGGAAGGATGGAACCCTGATGGCAACGCATTGTGATATAGGAATATCTCCAAAGGTGGCCTCAGTCCTGGCTATAAAACCAACGATAGATTATTTGTGTAATGACTACTCAGATGGCGGTAGTAGCATCAGACAATCAGATGTTGATTTCGATTGGACATTGCCCGCCGCCGTTGATTGTCCGAAATGTATTAGGGTACGTGATTTGTGGCGAGGTGGGAAAACACTGAAGCAGGCTCGTAAAATTGTAAAATCATCCCCCGCCCAGCTAGAAGCCGGGATGGGAGCGACCAAACTTTAGAGAGGAGTAGGTAAGCCTTGCTCCTCCCCTGAGAATATCTCAGGGGTTTCCGCAAGGCTGGAAATCTATGAGCAAACGAATTAACGCAGTAGTAACAGATGCTAAGTTTGATTTTATCGAAAGTGTCTCAAAAGGTAATCGCTCATTTGTTATCAACGAGGCACTGCGGGCGTTATTTGAAATGCAGCGTCTTTTTGGGATAACGACTTGGGGCGACAAATGCTTGATTGCTTACGAGATTATGTTGCTCTTTTCCGGCTCTCTCGCCGAGGCACAAGAGGCGCGGCAGGCGCTGGCAAGGCTACAGCAGTTATACCCGAAGAAGTGGCAGGAATTGATAAAGGATGGTAAATGATGACTAAAACCCCCTACACTAAGCGCACGTTGCCAGATACCCCCATAAAAAAGGGGCAATGCTGGTACTCTAACAGTGACAACCGACGTATATTGCTCATTGAGCGTGTTGATATTGGCACGTTCAAAGCCTACGGAATCAACACAAAAACACTTCGCCCATTTGCCATTTCTATCCTGCGATTTGGCAGCGGTCGAGCAAGCGGGTTTAGCTTGCTAACGAGAGGTGAATGATGGCGATTGAGCTTAAATTAAACAGTGGCAAAATGAGAACAAGGGCCCGGGGGGAAGATTGGGAATGGTATACAGCTACTGTCAATTTACTGGTGGTAATCCACGCCCACAACCGAACTGATACCGGACGCTGGGCATACGTTATCGGTTCATTGGCTGAATTGAAAAGCAAAAATACCTATGTTGATAAAAATGAGGCGTATAAGGTAGTCATACAACGCCTCAAAATATTAGTGGAAGATTTATTAGCCGAGGTGAATGATGCACAATAAGCTACCCACCCTGCTCGCTGAATTAAGCGAGCGAGCACCGGATGTGTGTAAATCGCTGGCCGGCTGTTATGAGATCGGTGTATACCGTTTTTGGATAGGTGGCTATGATGAGCTATACGCCGTTGTTTTTGATGATAATTCCTATGCTGTAGGCCAACCCGCCCTAGACTGGTTGCAGGGCGCCCTGCAACGTGCGATTGAGGCGCGGGGGTGGTACTTTCTCATAGAGCGATGGCCCGACGAGGCGAGAGTAAAATTGGTACTGTTGCCATCTGGACAGCAACGGCATGCTGATGCCCCCCATACAACAGTGGCACTACTAGCCGCCCTGGTGGCGGCGTTAAAGAGCGAGGTAAAATGACGTTGTTCAAAATAGGTGAACCGGTAACGTGGACTTCAACTGCGTCCGGGGTTGACAAGACAAAGCGGGGCGAGGTTTTGGTGATTATACCTGCCTTTACTCGCCCTTACAAGGTTATGTATAGATTTAGTCCCCAATGGCAGACAAAGTACCACAATATCAGTGTGCCAGGCTATGGTATTTTACCCCGTAATCATGAGAGCTATGTAATCGCAGTACCGGCCAAAACCAGCAAGGGCAAAACTAAACTGTATTGGCCGGTTGTGAGTTTGTTGGAAGAGGTGAATGATGCCTTACGATAGCGAAGTGAGCCGCTTACAAGGTGAGATAACCCAGCTTGAAAAAGAGATAGAGGCAATCCAAAATGCTATCGAGTATGTAAAATCTTACAGCGTAAAGCCTACTACATATTTATATAGCACTATCAACCGTTTAAAAGACAACTTGGAGCATAAACAAATGAAGCTGTCAACACATCGGCAGCACACAAAGGAAAGTGGGGTAAAGTATTAATGCCCAGCGTCATATCACTACAGGCTAGAATCTTACGGGTAAATCACATTTACTTATCTCATTACGTGTCTGGTTTTGATGACAATTTTGATATTCGGTTAAGTCAAAAACTAGCTGAGTTTGATTACCTGGATTTGTCTACCATTAAAAAGGTAGTCAAAAATATTAAGACAAACTTCTTTAGAGTCCATAAAGTAAATCGGGAACAATACGCACAACGATTATTTGATGACTTAAGAGCTTGCGAGTTGCCAGGTGAGCAACCCAAAAAAGAGAAGGGTAAAGTAAAAAGATGACTAAAAAAGAAATTCAGCAACTAATGGCAATTGTTAGGCCGGCAATTATCGCGGTACATGGCCGTCAACCATTGACCTTAATCGGCTATGAGATTGGCTTGATTTATCAAAATACTACCAAGTGTTACCAATTAGCAGTAGATGGCAAAGATGGCAATAAGTTCTTTGTCGAGTTGGTAAACGACAAAAACAAAGTACCGCAGGTAACGCGGTTAGGGAAGGTGGGAGAATGAGCAATATTCAACTCGAAAAACAGTATCCATTTTCTAGGCCTGGTTTAACTCTGCAAATTTTCATACTTGGTCTAATCGTTGTCAGCGGCTTAATCGCTCTGTTCTTTGCCGCTTTCCACGCCTTTAGATTGGTTGCGGAACCCACTCAGGCTTTTTTCGCCGCGCTGGTAATCGAAGCCGGCCTGATTGCCGAATGTCTGGCTATCATCAATAAGCCCCGCTCGGTTGCGCCCTGGTTGGGTTTGGTCATTAGCTACGTGGTATCAGGCACTTACAACTATACTCAGGCAGCAAAAGCTGGAGAAGGGTTGGGCGGTTGGGAGTTGGGCGCGTTGGCCTTTGGCCCGCTATCTGCGCTGGCTGTTGTCTCGCTTGCTTTTGGTAATGAGTTAAGAAGCTACCAGGAGCGGGTGGAAGATTGGAGCAAGACGCGGGCCGGTTGGGTGGAAGGTGAGTGGAGAAGATTAGAGACTTTGGCAACCGAAAGGGAACAAAAGCGGCTAGAAGTTGAAGCGCAACAGAAGCAAGCTCAACTCGAATTACAGGCAAAACAAAAACAAGCCCAGCTCGAAGCGGAGCAAAAACACGCCGAAAAAATGGCGAGAATTGAAGCGAAAAAAGATAAAAAAGTAACGCGAAATAAACCAACTAAAAAGCGAATCTCAAAGATAGAGAAGCGTGAAATATCAATCAGTATAATCCGCGAAAATCCGTTAATTTCGGGTGCTGAATTAGGACGGCAATTAGGTTCAAGCGAACGCACTGGACAAACAATTTTGAATGAACTTACCGAGGCCGGCGCAATCCATCGCAATGGATCGGGCTGGCAGGTGCTGCGATGAGCAACATCTATGACGAATTATCCAAAGGTGAGGTATTCGGCTTCATTGACCCCCTCATAGCTGAAATTCAGCACTACATCAAAGGTCCCTCAACCGTGTTGAGCGTACCGGCCAGCGTGTGGAGCCGGGGCGATGTCCGCAAGTTCCTAAAGTCCAAAGGGTTAGACGCGTGGGGATTCGTGCTTATCGGGGATGACATCACATTCAGCGTTAAAAAGCAACAGGCTAAGTTGATCGAGATGTTGCTCAAAGATAATCAGCCGCCAGTTAAAAAGGGCTGGTGGGCATGGTGACAATGCAAAATACAACTAACTGGCAATTTAGCGATATGCCAACCGCACAAATTATCTATATCCGCCTTGATGCCATTAACGAGGTAACTGAGGCGATTATATTGATGTTAGGCGCAACTATCCGATTATTTGATAGCCTGAATAGATTACTGCAATTAACACTCGTTTTAATCGCCATTGTGTTGGAATGTGCTGAGATGGCAGTATCGGTTTGCAATCGGATTTATAGGGTTTATGCAGAGATTGACAGGCAATTAGTGAGGTGGTTTAGTCGGCTGGTCTATGTGCCAGTGTATCGGGGGATAGGCTAATGGACTTCGCAATCATCATAGCCACTTGCATCTGTTCGATTGGAGCTATCGCCGGAATTGTGATTTTTATTATGGCTATTTTGTATATTGTGGATAAATTTTAATGCTCACTCGCCTGATAATTGCCCTTACCATAATCACCATAGCCATCTGCGTTATATTCTCAGATGTGATCTCGGTATGGCTGCAAGTGGTAGCAATAATTATAGCGGTATTTTTGATGGGGGTTTCAGGTATCACCTTATGGATAGGCACAGAACGTGCCCGCAGCGAGAGAGAAGATAGATTATTGAAAGAAAATCAGCGCAAGGCAGCAGGGTTTACAACCCAGATAGACGGGTACGGGATGCTACATTTGATAAATATTATCAATGGACATACTCAAAATCTAACCCTTGACGCCAGAGCATACCGAAATGGGCATTATGAAGCGCCTACCCCCGATGAGGTAAAAACCTTACACGCTATTTTAGCGTCTCGCCATTCTACTACTACCCCAAAAATGGTAGTAGAAGGCTCTACTACCGCTATTTCTCAGGTAGTAGAGGTTGATCTACTGGCTATTTTCACTCAGCCTTCGCAAAGTTACGCTTTCATTGCCGGTCAACAGGTGGGTAAAACGTTCCAGGCCCGGCGCATTGCTCAACACTGGATTAACTCAGGCATTACCCCTATTGTTATCGCCCCAAAATGGGATCGTGGGGAATGGGAAGGTTGTCGGTTATTTGGGGGTGAATATGATTTTGATAAAGTGGCCGGGGGGATGCGCCGGATTGAATACCTTGCCCAAACTCGCCATGCTAACAAAGAGATGAGCCACAAAGAACACCCTTTGCAACCCGTGTTTTTTGATGATTGGACGGGCATCAGGGCGAAATTAGAACAGGATGCGGAGAAGTTTATAGTTGATGCCACCACGTTTTACGCCTCGGTAAATATCATCCTGTATTTTATGCTACACGCTGACACAGCAGCAACCTGGGGCGTTGGCAAGGTAGGGGCAGCCCTACATCAGAATTTTATCAAGCTATTTATTGAGCCAGGATTCAATGAGGCCGGAATGATTGACCGTACCCGAAATGTTGGCTGGCTCCTGATGGCAGGGCAGAGCAAAAAAGACCGGCGTCAAGTACGCTTGTTTAATGGTGTGGGGCAGCCGCTATTGATACCAGACTATGTAAATCAGCCAGTGACAATACAACCCCGTGATAGTGACGCGTTATTTGTTGATCTGGTAAAAATCGGTAGAAGTCGCAATGAAGCCAGCCTAGAAGCGTGGGGGAGAACCTACGCCGGTAACTTGGTTGAGCGTGGTAAACGATTACTAGGGGAAATAGAATGACAAAGACCTATATCACCATAACTATTTTAACAACGATGTTTTTTCAATTTGGCCTAACGTATTTTATCGGCATCTCATTACAGCATGACACTGGATTATGGTCAGTTATCACGATTGCCTATTCCGTTGCATTGCCCTTTTGGTCACATCCCTTAGATGACTGGATTCACTTTCAAATCACCCTACACAAAGAACGCATCCAGCGCCGCCGGAATTATGAACTATTCCGGGACGGTGTTAAATCCGGCTTAATTGCCACCGATGAGCAGTTCGATAGTGAGGCGAGGAAGGTGATTAAATGAAAATATTATTATGGAAATGGCAACTATCAATTGAGATTACCCCCAAAGATAGGTACTATGAAATTATTGGGGGTTATACGGGAACCGTTATAGGTTGGACTTCTGACCCAGAGGGGGTTTTGGAAGAAGAACCTAAGGCAACCTTTAGGGAGATTAGTAAGCGTGAATACGAGAAACGCATAAGCGAATAACGGTTCGCTTTTGCAAGAGGGCAAAGTACCATGAGGCATTTTATTAAGTACTAATTGCTGATGACATACCCCTCATAATCGGTTATACTGAGGTCATAAGTAAATCAGTAGCAACTCAGGAGCAACGAAAAATGAGCGCCACAACATACGATGCAAACGGAAACCAAGTAGGTAGCACATCTGGCATTTGCGCTCGTTGTGGCGCTCATATCAAGCACATTTTTACCTGGGACGGTCAAACCTACGGCTCTGAGTGTATCGAAGTTGTAACCGGCATTGGTCGAGATTATCAGGTTTTTAATGGTCGTAATCTGGATTTAGAAGCCAGCAAAGCCCGTAAGGCTCAGGCTGAAACTGATAAAGCTACTCGCCTCGCTGCTTATGAGGCCAAACGCCAGGCTGCCCGTGAAGTTCAGCAAGCTAACGTCAAGCGTTTTGAAGAAATAATTTACCTCCTAGAAAATAGCTCAGGTGACTTTTGCGCCTCGGTAGCTTGCCAAATTAAGCAAGCTGAATATTCAACCGAACTTTACAATATCTTGAGTGATAGAGCTTTTGAGATAGTTAGCGAGATTTACGGCAAGACAGCAGGCCGCAAAGGTAGCAAGGGCTATGAGGCCAGAGTAAACGAGTTTTACCAAAAATACGGAGAGAAGAAGGAATAACCCCCCCCGGCGCTATCTGGGCAACAGGAGTAATGTGATGTTTTACGTAGAATTTCCCAAAAATGAAGGTATAGATTTTGACGGCGGTTTTGAATTTGAGTACCTGGCAAACGGCGGGGTTAAGGTTTACCCAATCTCACCAGAGGGTGAACCGTTCCGAGTATCACGAAAGATTTATGCCCAGATGTGTCAATATGCCAGAAATCAATTGCCGGGGTTGCAAGCCGAATGTGATGCAATGATGGCAGAAAGTAAGTATTAAAATGAATAACCCTACCTGCCCCCTATGCCACGCAGACAACCCGCAACCCGCAACCTTGATAGTTGGCAGCAGGCGCAAAGGTGACGGCTGGGAAGCGTATACCGGTTATGTCTGCGAGGTTCACGATCAAGAGTATCGTGAACTGATGCGAGTTACCAAACCTTGCCCGATGTGCAAAGAGCCAATGATTGCAATCGGTGAAATATTTACCATTGCCGATGAGCCACAAAGTTGGCTACGGTGCGCCAAAGGACATTATAATTTATACTCAGATAAAGCTATTGAGTGAGGTACATGTACTAAGGAGATTACAATGAAAACCAAACAGCAAGCTGCCAAACAAGAATACACTGATTACCTTGAAGCCATCCGCAACCGGCTTACCGCTTTACAAAATGATGTTGCCTCAGCCATGGGCGATTGATGCTATTATAAATATTCTGGAAGAGGTAAGAGATACCAAGTCGCTATAACAGGCGGCTTTTTTGTTACCCCCCTCCCGGCTAATCCTCCAAAACCGCTTCCCTGGCAACTAACGCCAGGCCCATTAGCAAAACAAGACCAGATGTGCTATAATACATATGTCACCCAAAGTAAGATAATTGCTTAAAATATGCCGATGTGCTATTGTTAGTTTAGCGCCTTTGGCCCGCTTACTTTGGGTGACACTTAAGTTGAGCAATGGGCCGGAGGTGCTTTTTATGTTGCAAGTAATTGGGATTTATCGGATCACTAATAAGATAAACGGCAAGGTCTATATTGGAAGTTCTGCCAATATTCCACAAAGGCTAAAGAACCATTTAGCGGAATTACGTAATGGTCATCATCGCAATGGACATCTACAAAACGCTTTCAGGCTTTACGGGGAAACGGCCTTTGATTTTGGCGTAGTAGAATACACTGGTGACGTTTCTGATTTAATACCTCGCGAGCAATACTGGATTGACAGCATCGGGTCTGACAAGCTTTACAATATTTGCCTCGTTGCCGATATACCTCCAAGTTGGAAAGGTAAAACTATATCCCTTGAATCAAGGACGAAAATATCACTTGCGAATACAGGAAAGATTCGCACGCCAGAACAAAATCAGAGAAACTCACTTGCGCGTAAAGGACGGGTATCGGTCAATAAAAAGCCGGTAAAGCAAATTGACCTAACCACTGGCAATGTCGTGGCAACCTTCACCAGTGCAACCGAGGCCGGATTCGCTCTTGGGCTAAAGTATCCTGAGAAAATAAGCGGTGCATGTCGAAGCGCGGGCCAAAAAACAGCAGGCTATCGGTGGAGGTATATAGAGAACGAAATCCCAATAATCGAGAATACCTACAAAAGCAAAGCCGTAGAGCAAATTGACCCTGATACCGGGGAAGTGATAGCGACTTTCCTTAGCATTCTCAAAGCGGCCTCCGGGGTCGGATTAAATATCTCCGCTAATATATCTGCGGTCTGTAAAGGAAAACGAAAGACAGCGGCGGGTTACGGCTGGCGATACGCTTCTTAGGTCAACCCTATTCCTCGGCAATGGATTCTCTTGATACCAATGTGTTACCTGTTAGTAGCCGCTTAAGTTTTGTTTTATTGGCGGCAGAACCGGACGTAAACAAGGCATCAACTAGGGCGATAATCTCACCTTCGAGCGCCGTTGAACTCAGCGTGAATATCTGCTTGGCATTAGGGTTGGCAGCCAGCCAGATAAGGCGCTCGGCTTTGGCTTGCTCTTTGTCGGTTGTCAAAACTACGATCATTTCATCTCCTTAATATTCTGCCGTAACAACGGCAACTACTGAGGGACCAATTCTAAGGCTAGCAATGTCGCCAGCCGTACCGCTCCAACTTGTGCCGGCCGCAAAATCTATCCTGACATTATTGGTATTCGCTGCGCCGAAAGCGACGGTCAAAGCGCCGGTTATCGTAAAAAATGCGTTGGTTGTTTGGTCAACTAATCCGATAGTGGTAGTCCCCGGTGCGCCAGCTGTGTAGCCGGAGATATTTTGGGCCAGGGCGGTCGGGGCAACCCGCATGGTGGGTAGAGGAATGATTATCGAAACGTTTGTAGTTGAGGATTTGCGGCCAAATCCCAAATCCATGGCGTTGGATGATGGACTGAGCAAATAGGCATATCGCTGGCAAGCTGCGGTAAGCTCCTGGATTGTGCCGTAAGGGTTTGGTAACATTGGCCGGGCGTAAGGGCCCGGAACAGGATCACCCATAATTATCCTGAAATTATTGGCTATATCATCGCAGCCGTTGACCTGATTAGATGTAGCTATGAAATTGCCCGTTTCCCACGTTCCGGCGGTGGTTTGAAATGTTGAGCCACAGGCCAGGGCAACGGTGATTTGTAGCCCCGCGCCGGTGGTATAGTCCCAAGTCCCGGCACTGGGCGAAGCGGGTACTGTTACCGGGAAATACCCCCAGGCATCACTACCCGCCGCCGTAAATTCGGCAACGTAACTCCGATCGGTCCCACTGTTGCGAAATGCAATGCAATAGACCCCGGCCTTTGTAGCTGCCACCCACATTGGAATGGTGAACTGCTGCTGCGCTATTTTGAGAAAATCATAACCCTCTAAAACCGTGCGAATAAAAACAGCATCCCCCGCCGCTATCGAGGCGTCAACAGTGGTGCAGTCAATGAGCATTGAGTATTCAAACAGGCTGCCAATCTGGGCAACACTAGGCACTGAGGTATCACGGCTGAGGGTGTGAACCGCAACACTGCCCGTTTTGTGATAGCTAAACCGATCCGCGAAATATTGTCCCGTTGCCGCAGCCGCGAACGAAGTCCCACGCTGCCACACAAGGGGGTGTCCGTTCATTAAAATGGGAGGCGTGGGGGTTGGCATAATATTGGATCGGGGGTAAGTGCCTGAATTGTTTACCGTATTGTGAACTAAAATCGTGCCGTAGGTTGCCAGTACACTACCGGCCCGCGAGGGGTAGACATCATAGGTGGAGCCGCTTATCTGGCCGCCGTAAATCTCACAAGCTCCGTCTGCTATCTGGTTGATATAGCCATAATTACCCGTGCCGCCGGATACGGTAATGGTCGGATTGTAAACCTTAGCCCCTACCCCGCCTTGTTGGTCAAGCCCTGAGTTTTGAAGCGGCGCACCAGAGGTGGTAATTGTTAGATTCCTCAGTACCACCCCGTCAACATTCCAGCGCACACCTGTTGCTGCCGCGCCCGCGCCCGAATTATTGATTATCAAATCATCCAGCATTGCCGCCGCTGTCAGATTAAAAATAGCGACATTGTTAGTCGAGGTGGCAAAAACTGTCTGCCCTAAAAACCCTTTAATTGTTATGGCGACTGATACGGCAATATCAGCCGTTACGGTATACGTTCCTGGTCCGCATGTGATGACATCTCCGGCTGCCGCTGCTGCTAGTGCTGCTGCAAACGCCGCCGCCAAAGAGGTACTTGCGTAATGTGTTCTCAGTTCGGTGCTGGCATCTTCTAGCCAGACCCCGCCCGACATACCGGAGCCATTGACAAAAATCTCATTGCCGTTTGCGTCAAAATACCAGCCCTTGACCGTGCCGGCAGCCACCGATAGCCCACCGCCTTTAAGTTGTGGCCCTTTGAGAATCACCGTTGCACTGGCGTGATTTACTCGAATGTCGGCTGTGACTGCTGAAAATTGCCCACCCTCAATGACCACCGTTGAGGCGGCAGTATCAATCAAGACACCGTATTTTGCGGTGCCGGCAGCCACCGATACGTCACAATCCTGAAGGATGTGACCCGACGAGTTGCCCCCAAAAATCCATATGCCTGCCGCCGTGGTTGCCGCGCCGGAGGTTTTGACCGTCCTTACGTGATCGTAAACTGAGCCATCTTGATTAGAGGTAATGCAACCGGCTAACGTACCCGCCGCCGTGTGAGCTACCTGCATATAGCGCAAAATAACCCCGGCATTGGTGATCTTAAGCGTAAAATCATTACTGATTGAGCTTGTTATTTCCGGCTGCCCCATGCCGCCGGTGATTGTTATTCCAAGCACACTTAAAGTAGTGGCAGAGGCAGAGCTAAACTGCTCCGCATCAAGTACCAGGCCATCCCGAAAACCCAGCAGGCCGGAGGCGATAGCGGCGGCAATGCTGACAAAATCCGCATCGGGATCGGTGGTGGATATGCTCCAAATGCTGGCAAAGGGCCAACTACTAAAGCTATCTATATCAGTCCATAAAATGCGCCGGTTGGTAATATCATCAGCCAGACTGATGCTAGTTTGTGTATCATCTATCAATACGGTTGATAGCTGAAATGCACCATCGGGCCATGCCGGTTGTGGTGCGGTTGAGGCAATAGCGATAGAAGCGCCATAAATTACCTGTAAGGTATTGGATGCGTCAAGATACAGGCCGGCTAGATAATGCTCGCCCGGATTCGGGTTTTGAGTAAGCGCAATCCCGACTTGCCCAGCAAAAGTGACACGCACCCCGGCGTAGACATAATCACCGCTTACGACATTTACAACCAGTCCTGTATCATCAGGGTATGTTGCCAGGGGTATCATCAGTCGGGGGTCTAGCCATAAGCGCAACTCCCCCCCCACCTGTAAATCTTCCAATCCCAATGCTTCCCAACTTCGGCCCGTCGTGCTGCTAGGTTGGAAAAATTCATAGTCAGTACGTAGCACTTCCTGAGTGCGAGAAAGCGGATCGGCATAACCAACAATGACACCTAACCCAATTGAGGGATTGGCGATTTTGACGCATAAAACCTGATACGCCTGCACCCCACCAATGGGCATAATCCAGACGCGGCGCTGCGCTCGGTTGGCCCAAATGTCACCGCTGCCGCTCTGGTTGCCCAATTCGTCAACAATCACGGCTCGGAACTGTGCTTGTTTGTCCTGTTTTAGGAACAATTCTTTTTGGCGTTTTTGCTGAATATCCCGATATTGAATCAACTCACACTCACCACTACCGCTTTACCCTGATTGCTATCCCCCGAATCGCCATAGCACAATAATACCTTAGTTGATGATATTTTTGCTACCGCTCCTTCAAAAAATCCACTTGTTACGTCATTTGTGCCAAATGTGATAATATCCTGAACCATTATTGTTGCGTCTGAAATATTCAAAGGCACTAATCCACCATACTGTAATTGGTCGTAGCAACAGACGCAACAGGTATCAGTTATGGGGATAACACCCGCCGTACTGTCGTAGCCATAGGTTTTTTCGCTAACAAAAACACTTGTTCCTGCCGTTATCGTTGTGCCTGAGATCGTCAAAACAACGGCTTTGATTCTATATTCTTCAGGTGCGCTATAAGCGTTTCCCGTTTGGTAAACGACAATGAGTTTATTAGCCTCAACTAATTTCACATAGTTGAAGCCCCGGCTATCAAATGTACCAACGGCATCTATATTGATGCCCCCACCCTCGACCGTAAACGTAGTGGTTATGCTACTTAATATTTTGGCAAAAAGTTTTGTACCCCCATCGCCTATTACACAGATAGCGGTGGAGCTATCTAGCATCTCTACCGCCGTAGAGACAAATACCCCGGTATTGTCAATCACAACTGCCGTGTTGGGCGTGATAGTCGAACCGCTTACATCCAAAACACAACCTTCAGCTTGAGTACTGGTTGAATATGTCACCAGAGCCTTGATACTGGTCAAGGTGATAACGCCAGTGCTGCCAAACTGAGAAACTGCGCTAAATGTTGCTGCTGCCCCTGGTGTTATCGTTGTGCCCGATATATCCAAAATACAGGCTTGACCATAATTCGGGCCAACACCATTATCCCGATAAGTAACAATTACTTTGGTAGTTGACAACATAGCTACGCTGATATAGAGGGTTGAGCCAGTGGCAAAAGTAACCGGCGTCCCTGCTGTCACTGTGGTTCCGCTTACCTGAATAATACAGGCAGTTCCGATGCTGCCGTTGCCGAAATCGGAATAACATACAATAAAATCTGTACTCGATAGGGCAGCAATAGCCGTGTAGTTTGTGCTACCCGTTTCGAAAGTAACCGGCGTCCCAAGTGTCAGGGTTGTACAAATATTTGGTGGTATCCAACCAGGCGTAGGTAGAGCCGGCGTGGGATAACCTAGTGGATAGTTTCCTTGCACTCCATCAGGGCCGCTGGCTTCTGGCTCAAAAACTACTGAGGTGGATATAATACCAGCGGCATGGTCAAAAGTGTAAGCAATATTCCGGCAAATCAAAAGCCGTTCAAAAAGTTCGGTGTTACGTTTTAGGTCAGCGTCAGAAATACCCCAGGAGTACCAGCCAATAGAGGGGATAATATCAAAAGCGCCTATATAATTAGAAGGGGTTGTAAATCTCAATTCGCGGGGGTTATTATTCGCCTGAGCCAACACGCGGCCAATACGTTCATTGCTATCGGTTTGGCTGCTCAAAATCTGATTACCAACTGACAGTGATCCACCCCCGCGCAGTTCCGGCAAAATGTAAGTCACGGAGGATTCCCGATAGCCAGGTAACACACTGATAAATGGAGTTGAGGTTGTGCCGTTAAAAGAAAATCCATTAAGCTCAGCAAAGGCGGTTGTTTCTTCCGGTTGCCTGACTAGCGTCACTATACCGGAAATATCAGCCTCTAAAATGGTCATTACTGTATCTAGCGCGGCCCTACCTGCCATGTTCAAAATCTGGCTATCCTTAACAAGATAAAGTTGCCCTAGCCGATTGCACATCATCTTGGCGTAGATACCCCGGCCATAAGCCAGTGAGTTGGCTTGCTGTAATAAACTCTGTTCGGTAAAGTCGGTATTGAGTACACCCCGACTATCATCGGTCAATCCGTAAACATCCCATAATTGCAGCACACCATAGCTCTGATATTTAATCAGGTGATGAATGGCCCGCCCGGTAGTCATCCAAGAGGCATAATGCCACCACTTTGCTACCGTTGCCCGCGCATTTAGTGAAACACTGCCAAGTTCCCAGATAGAATCTAAAACCGCGTCCGGTGTAGTAAACTCAAACGAAGCAGACCCCGTGCCATCAGAGAATGTGTCGGTGTCTGTATCCTGCCGAATATAGCCTTCAACGATGATATTATCCGCGTTGACATCCCATAAGTCTACGTACCCTTCAGTGGCATCAAAGACGTTTTCATACCAGATAAGGCAGAGTGTTCTATCCGGTATATCTGCCAATGTGTCAGCGCCGGTAATATTGAGCGTGCCCCGATAGCCGTTTGTGTTCCAGTCACCCGTAAGCGATTGCACGGCAAAATCTTTATAAGGGGGATTGTCGTCATCATAGACAAAGATAGCCCGATAAGTGGATTGAGTCTTGCCGTTGTCATCCGTTACAATCAGCCGTAGCCAATATTGCCCGGCGTTTTCAATGGTTATCGTGGTACTGGCTGCTGCGGCATTAGCAATGGTAATCCCCACTGTGCCCCCCCCGTTTTTTACACAAGTCCAGGCATAGGTAGAGATAGCCGCGCCATTGGCAATGGCATAGCTAGGTGTGGCATCAAGGGTAAAAGTGGCATCGGTAAAAGTTACATTTAGCCCGGCTGATTTTGCCACATCTCCTTCATAGGCATAAAAAGACCGTACCGCAGTCCCGCCGTTATTATTGATAAAGAGTTGAATAGCGTCCCCTGCCGATATGCCACCCAAGTCTACAATTTCTTGAATAATGGTAGATATATCCGGTGTAGCGTAAACCGTATCCACTACCCAGGCCGTCCCAAATGTCCAATTAACCGTTGCCACTGTTCTGACCCGACTATTGTAATCAGTCGTATCTATCGGTGCGATTGGGTCAAGTGCTAATTCGCCTTGTATGTTTACATCAATTGTGCCGGTATTGGCGGCAAAGGCAGTTAAATCCACTGTAGCGCTGGTTATCGTTGCGCCAAGTGGAATATCAACCGGGCTAATAAATCTAATCCAGGTATCTATATTTGTGCCACCCGAAAATCCCATGCGTACCGAGGTGGTCGAGTTAAGAAAGGCAATTAAAATATAACCGTCATCTGGCCCGGTTGCTATCTGAGTGTTACTTATTGTCCCAGGCGAGGCATAAAAAGCCCGGTGTGGGCCGGCAATAGCAACAGGAGTTGGTTCTTCATTTTGGTCGGTATAAGAAATTGAATAAAACTTGTAAAATACCTGCGAACGAATAACGGGGGGGATAGGTTGAATTTCCCAAACATGGTAAATCTCGATAATCGTGTTGTCTGGCACGTTGCCCGCACTGCCGCAAATGTCGTTTTCATCAATCTCAAACGAACCGCTAACCTCATCTCCGGTTATGCTCTTGATTCGGCTGCGCTGGATGCCAATATCGGTATAAAACCAGATAGTCTGACCGGCCTGGATAGTGGCAAATTGTCCGGCTGTACCCGTGCCTGTGTTGTAGAGAAATGTACGCGTTCCTCTGGCAAATGCACCGTTTGTTTGAGCGGTTAAAAGTGTAGCCGGTTGCAAGATGCTTATGTACGGTGTGGCACGTGCGGTTTTAGTGCGGAGATTGATTAGACTTCCAGCAGACATAACTGCCATCAGCTTACCACCGGCGAGGGGTCAACCAAAATAACAATGTTGGTCAGTACCAGTCTGACGTTACTAAATACTGTTCCCCTAGATTGAGAGATATAGTCAAATTGTAGGGGCTGAACGATACATTGACAATCAACGAAATCATTAAGCAACTTCTGTCCATGTGCCCGGTCTATCGTTGCGTACAAGATACTATTCGTTGCCCCGTCTATCAAGTCATTCAACACTTTGATTTGCAAATAGGTCATCTGATTCCACAGAAGCGTAATGTTTTGATACCCCTGCTCGCTTAGCCCGCCTTGCGATTGTGGCACAAGTTGAGTATATGGGCTGAAGTCCGGTAAATCAGGCGGAGGCAGACCTCTGGCAAAGAAGTTGCCTTTTGTTAGCCCACCTTGAGTTGTGGCAATGCGCCAGTATAAAAGCCAACGCGGATTTTCCATCAGCTTACCTTGCCCAGTTCATTCAAGATCAAATTTCTCAATCCGGCCACGAATATCGGGTTTTGCAACAATCCTGTATCGGTTACGGGTAGGTTAATCATCTGTGTTTTACTATTGCTAATGCTCCCGGCTATCCCGTTGCCTTGCGTATTCATCATGACTGCCGTATTTGGCACAATGCGCCCGTTGGAAGATGGCACAAATAGCTCTGGCCCACGCTCACCTACAGGTACAGCTTGACCGGCATTGACCAATCCCCCAAAAGCCCTACCTTGTGTTGATTGCATTGCACCACTGCTGCCATTGCTACCCGGCCCGCCACCAATAGTACCGGGATTGTCACCAAATCCAGCAGTGTCACCACCCGTTGTACTTGGCACTCCTTCACCGGCGGCCGCTTCTGCCGTAAGTGCATATTCATCGCGTTTGGCCTGTTCGTATTCCTGAATTAGGGCAAGTTCTGCCTTGAGCGATTCCTCTAAATCAGCAATCTTGCGTTCATATGCTTTATTCGCATCCTCAATATCACGTTGTCTGTTTAGCTCCAATTCTTCCAGTTTACGCGCCTCGGCTATTGACAAGTCCTCTTGTTCCCGGTCTAGTCGTGTTCTGTTTTCCTCCAATGCCCTGGCGTTATAGAGGCGAATGTCCTCTAACTTGTGCTCATTGGCTAATCGAGCATCCTCTATTTCACGCTGCTGCTGGATTGCTAGTTCTTCGCGTTTCTTTTCGCCTTCAAGCTTAGCATCGTTAATTGAGCGTTGTCGGTCAATTTGAGCTTGATTTACTTCCTCATTACGTTGACGCAAAGCCCGTAAAAATCCAACCGCATCCCGGTTACGTTCTGCTTCTTCCGCATCAAGCTCAAATTGCCGCCTAATGTCTCTTAACCTACGCCGATAATCAACCTCAATATCAATGCGTTTATTGGCCTGTTCCCGCTCTAGGTCGGCTTGTTCCCTGACAAACTTAAGGGCTATGTCCTGTTCTTGCCGGTTTAGGTCAATTATTGCATCTTGTATCTTTTGCTCAGTTTCACGGGCAATGTCCTCTAGTCGCCTGGCATTGTCGCGGGCCAAATCCTCACGTTTGTTGGCAAATTCCTCTAAGATGTCAAAACGCTTGCGGGCTGTTTCAATCTCAATATCTTCTAACTTCTGGCCTAATTCCTCCTGTGCCTCGGCAAATTTCTCATTAACTTTTGCTAATGCTTCCTCATATTCGGCATTTGCCTCAGCCGCTTCCTTAGCCGCTTGTTTTTGAGCCAGGATTGCATCTGCTGCATCAGTGCCGGCCCCTGCTGTTTCCTCTAATTCCTCCCTTAAGTCTGCTTGGCTATCCTTATTGCCATCTAAGGCGCTTTGATAATCAGCAAACGCCTTTTGGGATTCAAGAATAGAGGCGTTAAAAGCGTCTTGCCCTGCTGCCAAGTCAGTTGTCG